CCTGCTTCAGTAACAGCGCCAGTGCCTGAACCTGCACCAAAAGTTGCAACATATTCAATTGCGTTAGCAGTAACAGTTGTTGAAGTCAGAGCTTCACGTGCACCAAGCGCACTTTCCAGAGCAGTATTACCTGCTGCTGGGTCTGTTGTACCAGCACCAACGCCCATGTGCGACATTGCAGAAAGAGTGGTATCTTTCATGCGTGAAGCAATATATGCAAGACCAGTGTCAACAACAAGGTTGGGAACAGTTACTTCTTGTGTAACATTCCCTGTTGCATCGCGAAGAACGATGTTTAGTTCGCCCTTAGTACCTTTTACGTTTTCTTTAAGATTCATTTGAGTTTACCTTCTTCTTAGTTAAAAATAAGTTGCTTGACCCACAAAGTCCGAACCGAATGCACCTTCAACATAATCTTGTATGTTTACAATACCACTTTCGGTAACAGTTACTGTTTCGAATAGTCCTTTGAGTATATTTATAAGCGATTGTTCAGTAGCAGCAATAGATTCTATTGTTTCGGCATCATTTGCGACGATTAATAATTCAGTAGCACCTGCGTTATCAGTTTTAACCAGATATGGAATTACACCGACTAGATCAGTTGATGTTACAGAATCATTTAAATATTTATATAGATGATTGGTCGAAGTTTCCGCCGATGTCACCACTTCTGCTTGGGGTTTTTCGATCCCAGCATTAGCATATTCATTAGTTATCACGGATTCTGTAAACGTTCTATAATACTCTACAGTTCTACCAAACGAGTCGGTTGCAATAACAGCATCTTCACCTGCTATATGTTCAAATGTAGTTCCTCCGACGGAAACATAATAACCAAATGGCATTCCAAACCCAGAAACAATAGTAATAACACCTTCACTATTGATACTAATAGTCATAGTATAAGCACCACCACCGCTAGTTATATCAAAGGTGGTGCCATAAAGTGCGCTGGCGTTATCAAACGGAGTAACATAAGAAGGTGTTATTACTTTCGAAACTGCAAATACATTTGCTTCAGACGCCGTTGCTGCATCAGCAAGAACCTTTGCGAAATCAACTTCAATCGTTTCTTCTGGGTTCCATGCAAATTCCGTTCCACTATAGTCTATTTCCGCCCAAAAATCTCTGGTAACCCAAACTGGATCTTCTACAAGAGTTTTGCCGAAGTCAACCGCTGTGGTTTCTGAGGTATAGAACGCATCATTAAACACTCTGACATATTGCACAACACGATCGAACGAATCGACTGTAGAGGTAGTATCATCTGCGGGATTATAGATACCAACATCAAATAATAGTTCTGTCGCATCAGACAGAGTTACAGTATCACTTAGAACCTTATATACGTGAGAGGTTGTAACATCAGATTTGGTAACAGCATCGGTGAGAACTTTATAGAAGTGAACAGATCTAGTCGTATCGTTAAGCACTACTACATCAATAAACAATTCATTAAGAACCAGAATTTCGAGAACACCAATGTAATCAACCATATCGATTGTCTGGGTGATATTCAATTCACCAAACACTGCCATACCAGCAGGGTGCACCGTTTTATTAATAATAGGCAACCATGTACCCGAGGTTACGCCAGATTTAATTACATATGAGTAGTTCTGATAATAATAGTTGTCCTGTAGTTTGTTGATGTTAGACAACATACCACGAGAATCTTTAAATCTTCCTGTCTTTATAAGAATGGCACCAGTAGTAAAGGCAAGAACTGCTTCACATCCATTCGGAGATGTAATAGTTGCCTCGAATTCTTCTTGTTCGAAATCGAAACCAGTATTGAATATGGTAACAGAATCAACACAACCACCCGCATCAATTCCGGAAATTCTAATAGAAGCTCTGTTATCTCGTCCGACGAGTGTATATGATGGATCGAAAAATGTTTCGTTCACTCCATCGTTAAATCTACCAGCATCGTATGTTCCATAATCAGTAGGATTAGTAGCAATAGTACTAATCAATCCTCCTGAAACCGAAGACATCGGCGGATCGATTACATATGATCCGACCGTACTTTGTTCGTCGATCTGATAGATTTGTCCGACTCTAAAACCACAGTCTCCGTCAACACCTTCGCCTTCACAGGAAACAACGGTTACTGTAGATAATTGACGGATAACATAACCGTAGACTGTTGTAGAATTTGTCGAGAGAAAAATTTTAGTTCTAACGGAATCCGTAGAAAAAACTACTTGAATATCTTCTTCGTTCTCTACATATCCAGATCCACCCTGAACAACTGTTATTGTATCAACAGAACCATCAACAATATTCGCACGAAGAACTGCACCAAGTCCTTCTGTATTCTCTAGAGTAATTGATGGTGCTGCATAATATCCTGAACCACCAGTATCAACAGTTACGCTTGTGACAGATCCATCAGTTATGTTCAAAGTGGCAACTGCACCAGCACCTGGAACTTTAAGTGGAGAATTTTTAGGTAGTGATACGTTCAATTCGTAAATTGCTGGTGAAGTATACGCCAGTTTCTTTACGTTCGTTACCGTTGTTTTGATTGTTTTCGGGAAAATCTGAACACCAGTATTTTCGTAATAAACTAAATTACAAATCTTACCATAAAGTGTGAATGGATCAACTCCATCTGCACCAAGAATTCTAATTACAACGTCTTCGATCCAAACACCATCAGATGCTTTTAAGATGTGCGTCGAAGGATAAAAGAATTCCACCGTCTCATCATAAAGAATCTTGAACAGAAGTTCGATAGAATTTTCTGCACCCTTAGATTCATAAAAATCACTAATTAATTTTACAAGTCTGCGCTGATTAACAAGGACATTCTTCGGAATGTCTACTGCGTATTGTTTTCTAAACTGATCAATGAATACTTCTAGTGTTGTATCAATGTCAGAATAATCTCTGGCATTTAATAGAAAATTATTTACTTCTCCAGATTGATCAAGGAAACGATAATAACCTTCTAGAAAAGTTACAAATCCTGCATATTCATTCTGAACAAATTCAGGAAGTTGTTCCTGAATAAGAAATTCTAATTTATTCTTATATGGAAGATCGCCAATAATCGCATCAATGTCTGCGCCCGTTCCACCTCCACCCACAACAGTAACTACAGGTGGAGTGGAGTAACCAGATCCCTGATTGGTAATAGTTATCGCAGTAATTTTACCACCAACAACAGTTGCTTCTGCAGTTGCGCCAATACCACCGCCACCATCAATATCAATAGTTGGTGAGGCATAGTTGCTCCCACCCGAGTTTATAGTAAACCCAGTAACAACTTTCTCGTATGATGGTATTAAACTCATTATGTTGTAACCGTTACCTGGAGACCTGGAGTAATATTCGCGGCGACATTCGCAGCACTATCTACATCCAATTTTAACAAAGAGTTTCTGGAAGGAAGGGGGATAACTGCTCCATTATAATTATCAACTGGAATGCTGCTTGTTATAATCTTTGTAGTAATATCAGATGTAACATTTTGTGGTTTGACGTATATTCTGAATGCATCTGCACCACCTAATAGAGAGATAAAAAACACTTTTGGCACAAGTATTTTGCCATTAATATAATCTATTGTCCCAAAACTAGAAGACAGAACTGTATCAGTCCCAATTTCTTTTAGGTAAATTGTTCCAGATCCTGTTGGATCGGGTGGAGATTGATCAGGAACGTCTACCATATATGCATCATAATATGCACCATTTAAGAATGTGTTAAAATATGTTGAACGTAAACTGTTTGGTAGTACAGGGTGTCCAAAGGTAGGATTCAGTTTAAATGAATTTTGATCTGTTACAACACCTGTAAACCGTTTATGTAAAGTTAGATCAATCTTATTCGTAATAATCGAATTAGAAGTATCCATAATATCTGCGCTCAATTTTGAAAAGTAAAAATCTTTACCGAGTTTATTCAAATTAAGGTCAAAGTGGTCTTCGATTTTTGTTCTTATTCGCCCAGCAAGTTCGGTTGAAGTTTCTAAAGATTGCTTCTGATCATATTTAATTGTCGAATCAACACTGATAAATGTATATTCCGGATCAATAAAGATCGCTTGAATCGAAACTACACTTTTTGGTTCAATAATATCTCTTAAAATTATGTCTTTATCATTGTCTGTAATAACAGTTCCTGCAACTGGATCTAGGCAGATAAATACTCTACCATAAATGGGAGGGTCATTTAACTCTCCTCCCCACACAGAAATAGAATTAATCCCAGGAAAACTTCTTTTGATTAGGGTTGCATAGTCATCAGCAGTTACTGCTCGATCTCTCGTTGTATTGAATTTAGGAGCATGAAATTTAATACTATCGATGCTCTCTGCTTGTGCTCCACCAGAAGCACGTGCAATCGTTGTTATTGTTTTAGTTTCTGTTGATCCAGTAAGAGTAGTAGGCATTGAAAAATTCGAGAGATTATTTGCACCATCAGCAGAACCAACAAAATATTCTACAGTAACGATGTTACCATATTCTAATTGTTTACCAAGAATATTATCACCAAATACAACTTGGTATAAACCATCATAGTCTAGTTCGATCCAAAAAACACTACTGTTGTTTTCGATGTTAAGGTACGTGTCTGAATAATTAAATGCGGTAGTAGTTTCATCATTTTGAACAGAAACCTTGACTGTCGTAATATCAACATTCTTATTTGGAATGGTAAATGGACCAGAGAGATTGGTTGTATCTACAAGAAATTGGTTTGAAACTCTGTTGCCCTCAATTAGTTTGACATCACTAAATAGAAATGTTTTGCTTGTTCCTATTTGATCATATACATTAACAGTATAATCATCGTCTGGTCTAAATGAGTATATACCAGATGGAGATAAATCTGTAGGAATTCCTGTCGCCGTAAAGGAAGTATTCTTAGATAAAGTAAGAGATTCTGGACCATAATTTGCAACAGCAGTTATTTCAAGATCAACTACTGCTCTTGCACTATGCTGAGAATTCGGCAAATACCCCATTGACTTTGCAATCGACACAACAGAAGATCTCTTCAGTGCACTATCAAGAAACATTTCATTCGCAAGAAGGTGCGCAAGTGTAGCATTGTAATGCGTATTATACGCAAGAACATCGAGAAGAACTGACATAGCAGATCCCTCGAAATTATAGTCTGAAAATTGATCCTGAGAAGCAAGATATTCTTTCAGGTTTTGCTTGATTCCCATAAAATCAAGTTCTGTTACTCTAAGTTCTGCCATTTAGCGAGCTCTCTTTAAGAATGTTGAATAGGTAATTGGACCAGGAGTACCAACTACATAGAATCTGATGTTTATATCATACTGATTAAGGTCGAAATTTGGTGACACTTCAACCATTTGAAGATTGCATCTAGGTTCAAACTGTTTGATTAGAAGTGTTATTTGCGATTCTAACATATTCGCAGTGATAAGATCCATAGGTTCAAACAACATCTTATAAATCGGAGAACCAAGAATATAGTTAAACGGTCTTTCTCCGTTGGAAGTTAACAACAATATTCTAAGCGATTGCTTTACTGAATTGATGTCAAACTTCATCCCCACATCACCCGTTCCAGGATGCGGAGTAAAGGAAAGATCTAAATCTTTGTATATTCTGACTGTCTTCATAATACTTATTTATATGCCTTTTTAGTATTTTTTGAAAGTTCCAGGTGCCGAAACACGTTTATGATTATACATGGTAAAGTGCAGATATCTGTTGCCTTTTTCTTTAAACGAGATATGAATCCAATGTCCGCCAGATGGTAGATACTCAAGAAGAAGTTGGTCATATGGAACGTTCTTGACAATCCACGGGACGATTACATCGTGGTATTGACCCTTTGTCATTCCATTGAATTTCATATCCACTGCCTGCCCGAGCATGTGCTGCGAGGTCGTAGAACCACCAGATGGAATATAATCTCTAAATCCTGACGTGAAATACATTCCAGGGAACTTAGTTTTGATTGGATCCAAGCAGTTTACTGCCAAGCAGCGCATGTTTGCAATCATGTCTGCTTTACTGAATCCACCATAATTTCGTAGTTTACCCTTTACCATAACGTCTTTCAGAGTAAACTTATCAGAGATTTTCATTCCATAGTTAATACCATTTGAGATGTTAATATCTGGAAGTTTTACTCCAGACTTGGTTACATTACATGCAGTAGGTGCAACCCTTCCACTTACTAAATTACTAGATCCTTCTTCTCCTGGAGTCGCACTATCTTCAATACCAGCAGCGTTTCTATCTGCAATGCCATCTTCGCCATCATAATCCATACCCTTTGCTTCTTCTGGAGAAACACCACCATTACCACCAACAAATTCTGGTTCGCTCGGATTCATCGGTGACACTGGATCTGCGACAATAGTAATATCAGGAGGAGTCCCATCTGATGCTGTTACTGCTGAACCTGCGCTTCCAGGATTTACTGTGATGATTGCACCATCAACATTGGTAGCACCACCACCCTTGACGTTCATAGTAGAACCTGCTTGGATATTTGTCTTACCAGATGCCTTGATGTTTGTCTCTGCGCCAAAGACGTTCGCCTTCGCGTCAGACTTAATGTTAATATCAGAGGACGCATCGATATTGATTTTACCATTTGAGAGGATGTCAACGCTTGTTGCAGAACCAAGTCTATATGATTTAGAAGTTGCTGAATCAATATCACCGCTCACATCCATAGAATAATCGCCATCGACGCGAGTGGCGAAAGTTCCTTTGACCGCAAGGTTCATGTTGCCACCGACTTTCCAGTCGACGTTTCCGTGTGTGTCAATATTTGTATTACCCCCAACTGTAAGATTACAGTTGTTTGCTACGTAAATATTACAACTACCACCAACGTGAACATTTGCCTTACCCTCGATGGTAATAACACCATTGCGATCGATAACTGTATAACCGTCACCGATAATTTTATTTACCTGTGAACCATCTGGGCGCATTTCTAGGAATGACCCTGATTTGTGGTTTAACGAAACACGTTCTGCATTTGGAGTATCATCGAATTCCATAGTGTGTCCAGATTCACTCTGGTATGTATGGTTGTATGGATACTCAGCAGCAAAGGCAGACTTCGGTTGAGAAACAGATTCTCCTGTTCTACCCGCAATAGGTTTCGACGTGGTTCTCTGCGCATCATGTTGACCATGAATCGTTTGATCCTGTGGTAGTGCTTTAGTTTCTCCTGGATTTTTTCCAACAGCAAGCGCATTAACGTCACCATTACCTGCTTCGAGATATTCCTTCTTGGGATAAACGTTATTTGGATCTTTATATCCAATACGAGGATTGCTATCTCGCAGTCCTTCGTTTGTCGGTTGGTTGGCAACAGTTGGTTTTGCCTGAGCAAGTGTTGCAGGATTTGGTGCAGAGATTGTTGGGGATCCAGGTCTTATTGCCAAGAGTTCGTCAAATAATTTATTTGCAGAAAACCCAACACCAAAGAAGTCGTTGGAGGTTTTCCCATTAGAACTTGTCTTAATCAATCCATTAGCAAACTTAATCGCGGTGTCAATTCCCTGACCATTAGCAACTGACAACATTCCTAAGATAACATCTTTGGGAGAGTCTAATGAAATCGCCTTTGAAGATAGAAGAGATTTAATATTTCTATCGAGCAGAGAAACCATTGCGTTGTTTTGCGCGAATGGATCGTTTAGAAATCCACTTCCACCACCACCAAGATTAGTAATCTGTCCGATGTGAGCATCATCAATAATTTCTGTGATTTCTGTTTCGTGTGTATTAACCAACGAGGTAACTGCAGACACTGCAGTTGTTAGGTTTTCAATAGAAGGTACTATTCTGAATGGATCAAAAGAAACATCAATTGCCTCATTAACCGCAGATGTTTTTGTATCAATCTGTTTGGAAACCAATTCAAATGCACCCTTAGTCGCGGATGGAAGTTTAACTGAATTGGTAATTAATTCGGTCGCAGATTTTACTGCAGACGAAGTAAGTGTTTTTGTTATGGTCTTAACCATTTTATTTGTAGTGCTTAATACTTCATTCGATTTTGTTGGTGTTCCTACTACTGCAAGTTTAGTTGTAAGACCAGACACTTCTTTAGAAAGAGTATTTTTAACTGAAGAAACTGCGGACCCAACAGAACCATTTGCCGCATTAACAACCTTATTTGCAGTTTCTGCAGCGGTGCCTAGTTTTGCAGTCCAAATTTTTGGATCAGCGAGAGCAGCAAAGTTTAGATTATTACCAACGTTACCAATATTCGTTGGAATCGGAAGTCCCAATTTATTAAGAGCATCAAGCGCAAAGTTTTTACCGAGATTTTTACCAATCAATCCACCAAGACCAAACTTCGCTAGAGGATCAGATGCCTGTGCTCTAACCCAAGTTTTCTTTGTCAGTATTGAAATACCAGGAATATTCTTTTTGATATTCTCTAATGTTTTTTCGACAGCATTAGGTGCCACTGCACCAACTGTTTGTAGTGCTTCAAGATTAAACCCGTATGCTCCAACCTTACCGCTGTCTGAAATCGTAGAATGTGCACCACCACCCACATCTTGTGCGATGGATCCCATCAATTGCTTGACTTCTATCTCAGAGAGAACCTTACTTATTTTGGTATTATCTAGAATTTTAGATAAGTCTTGATCGCGCAGAACATCCAACATTAGATAAAATTCCCGTTCTTAGTATAGTTTTCCATAAAGCACTTATATAATGCAGCTTTCTGTTCATGACTCGTTGGACCTTTACCACCTTTCATATCATTACCTGTCAATTTAATCAATCTACCACCAATGTTATCGTCATTTAATTGTGATTTCTTCAGTCCTGCCGTGAAGTAAAATTGAGTTAGAACCTTTGCTGCAACTTCAATAGTATTTACCAGATCAGGATTTGCTACCAATTGATTACCCATACCAATTGCTTTACCCAAGGCGGCATAATTACTCTTGAATGTTAATTGGTTAAATCCTCTTCCGCGATATTTGTATCCATCTTGGTTTTTGTCGGTAGAAACCAAACTGCCCGTATTAGGAATGGTTTTTGCATTACCTCCACGTCCACCGTAAATAGCATTTGCACAAGCGACACTTCCACCAGCAACTATAGCACGTGCAAATGCATCTGGATTTGGATGGTTATATACATTACTAAATTCTTTTTTCAAAACAGATACATTTGTATATCGAGTATCCTCGTTTACAGGAACAAATCCGCATTCAACTCCTGCTATAGCAAGCAATCCTGCAATCGCTTTAGGTGGATACCCTGCGCTTTGCCCTGCCTTGATGATTACTTGCATATTTGCTTTATTACCCCTCGCCATCTGGGATTTTGCTAACGTGGTACAATCACAATTGCTGAGTTTTGCCAATTCAGCAGGATCCACTTTACCACCATCACCTGCGCCTCCACTACCACCAGAGGTAGGTGAGTTCCCAGATCCATCTCCACTACCACCGCCACTACCGTTACTCTCAGGAACAGCGTTAATTGTTCCAACGAATGCAGGTTGTTGCCCTTCTGCACCATCCATAAAGAATCCCCACACCCACGTACCTTCTACTGGACCAGTCGGCGACCAACCAATACCAGAAGTACTGGCACTGTTTGCTGGCATAATTGGCATCGCCCATGGAAGATCATCAGTTGGTAACTGCTCTTTATCATCAGTATGATAACCGAGAATTCGCAGTTTTACTCGACCAATACGCATCGGATCATCACGATCCTCGACACATCCGAAGAACCAATAGAAGTTTGAATCATTATTTGAAAAGAAATTATCTGTCATTACTGCCACCATTTTGAAAAGAAATTATCTGTCATTACCGCCCCTTCCATGGAGCCAGATAAGGAAGCGGGTCAATTTTTTGACCAGCACCATTAAGTCCTTTATGCAACTGAAAGTGTAAGTGGGCAGCTGTAGAGGATCCAGAGTTATTGACACGCCCAATTGGTTGTCCAGCCTTTACCTTATCTCCGACCTTAACCATCAAAGAACCTTCCTTTAAATGTCCATAAAAGGATGTCAGATTTCTGTCTTTATGCTGGATGAGCACACGAACCCCGCCACCCGACTTGTGATCTGATGATTGCCATCCTGCCAAGAGAACTACACCGTCTAAGACAGAATAAACAACTTGTCCATTAATCTCCTTTGCAGGAGAAAGTTGCCTTCCAATATCCATACCCAAATGCGGGTTCGAACCTCCTTTCGGTCGACTAGTGTCACCATAAGCACTGGTAATTCGTCCTATGCCACCAGTTGGGTGAACCCACCCTTGTTTATTTACTGGTCCAGAAGACGCTGGGGTTGCACCGTTTTGTTGTTGTGCTTGTTCACCAGATTGTTCACCAGAATTTTCGGGATCATCCGCAGCAGCAGGAGGAGGAGGATTCGGTGGTGGTGCACGATCAATTTCTTGGAACGCTGTATGGAACGAATCCTTGGCAATTTCCAAAATCATATTGTGCGCGACTGGAGTAATTTTATGGTGAATAGCAGTGATCATCCAAACACCAGAAAGGAACGGATCCCATTGGTTCTTTGGATCTGATTTATCTGCGCCATCTCCAACTTTAGGATATTTGAAATTGATAATCTTACCAACCTCAGCATCCGTTCTTCCAGGAACCGTGATGTGCATTCGCAATCCAGAAATATCTTCAAGAACGCTTTGGCGCATGCCCAACCATAGATCTGGTGAATAGTCTAGTAAATCGTCGTCGCTCGTAGTAAGAACTTTTCTGTGCACGGGACGGAAGAAACGCTTAGACAATGCTGAACGAGTTACGTTCGCAGGATATGTCATATTATCCTTTGCTCCTTCATCAAATGTTGCCTTACCATTTTCAATTCTGTAATTTTCCATATGAACAATATCAGGATATGAATATGAATAATCGTGCGGGGCATTCGTTGCTTGTTTGATCATAATATCAAAAACTGTGGTAGTGCTGGCAAATCTTCCATTGTCTTGTGACTTCAGAATATCAACCTGTTCACTGAAACGAATATCTGATACAGTACTAAATGCTTTGTCTAATCCAGGTTTCACCGTATGTATTGTTTCTTTATCTTCCAACTCGATTGTAGGATCAACAGGTTTCGGTAAATACACATATTCTGCATATACAGAACTGTCATCTAACTGATTCTTGATTAAATTGTCAATAGAAGTGAAGTAAAATCCTGTTTTGGTTTCATAGAATAAGAAACTTGGCGCTTTTTGTTTTGCTCCGATAGATCTCTGCGCAACATAATTGAGACAGCGAAATGGAGACCACATATTTGCTACGAAAGCAATCTTACCTTCATGTGGAGTATCTGCGATAATCATTGGGGTTTCGTCTTTATTATCGATACCGCCGAAACAGCGTTTTTGTTTTAAAAACTCCGTATACAGTTTGTCTGCAATTTCGTCTGTAGTACCCTCATACTTTTTACTGACTTGTGTGATATTATCGCTGACTGCTTCCATAGAACAAAAATATAATGAGTACATTTGCTCACGGTCAGCATTAAGCATTCTATTCTTAATAGAATAAATTGAGAAAGTTTTTTTGATACTGTCGCCGTATCCATCACCAAAGGTTGGAGTTTGTATCCAAATATTCAACAGTTCGTCGCCGACTAGAGGCAACCCAGATATAAGTTCTTTCGAATCTACAACCATCAACACACCTTGTAGTGCGTTTGAGAATATATCCTCATAGATGTTTAGTTCGACGACAAAATTTTTGATGTCAAGAATGTCACCGTTGACACTTTGAATTTCAACAGTCTTAAATGTTACGTCACCAGGATTTGATAATGATTTTGAATTAGAATCTACTGCCATATTATGCTCTAATTATTCGTTGGAATTCCGAAACAAATTTGCCAAGTAAATTCTTAGGGATATACTTAATTTCTCGTTTGTCTTCGTTTAATTCGAATTCATAATCCCAGTTTGAAACTGGTTCATGTTCACCAGATGAAATCTTTGCTCCATCGTAATCAACAATAATTCCCTTTGGTACACCCTGCAATACTAGTTTATCTGTCGTTCTGTAGTGATGCACTGCCTGATAGATATTATTCTCACCATACTTTTCTAGGCAATAAGAATAAAGATCTCTTTCTTTTCTCGGCCATTCTTCGCGAACATCGACGATATTATTGATCAATATTAAAATCCAATGATAATCTTCTCTATCATACATTTTATATGCTAGTAATTCTGGAGTTTCTCCATCTCGAACATAAGTTGTTTCTAAAAATTCTATTTTTTTAATAGGATTTTGTGGTGCGACTCGCAAGAAAATATCCGTGACACCCTTATAGGTACCATCGAACTTTCCTCGTAATACTGGAAATTGTCTAAAATACATTTTAAAATCCTTGATAAACTCTTTGTGCGGTCATAAGTTCTAGTTCTAAAAATTCTAATCGCATAGTAGCATGTGTCGGCATACCTTCTTCGAACGATGTAAATCCAGTGTCGCTACCATAGTCTACTGTCATATTAGTAAGAACACACGTCGAAATTTTACGAACATATGTATTTTCTTTTCCTGCATTATAATAAACGATAGAAAATTCAGATGGATAGTTAAAGAAGTATCCCGAGTCTTTGAGTTCTGGGTGCATATGATATGCGAACTTTTGAATGATTCCCATACCATCTCCCGCCGCCCCAGTTTTACGACTAAAAACTGCCTCTGCTTCTTTTAAACTTCTCGGAGCGAAATTGTATTCAAACATGAATGTTCTATTCGACATTGATCTGAAAAATTGTTCTTTATATGGATTCGGCACACTCTTAGTATTATTTTCTAATACTCTATTGACATCAGTCACATTACCGCCTAAAACTTTTGCAAGTTTACCACCAGAACGTAGTGCCAGTTTCATATTATCTGGACTTAATGGATTCGCCGCACCCAATAAAGATCTATTACCAGATCCGATCGCACCGAGCAGCGTACCCATACTTTCTGCTTCCCACGTTGCTTTATATCCAGAAGACATTTTATTTTCAGGCATCTGAAGAGCAATCGCACCAGCACCTCGATATAGTTCCTGACTTCCGCCTGCCACTGCGTTAGCTACGACACCCGCAACCCCTCCCCCAAAGGTTTTGGCAGCTACACTACCAAGTCTAGAAAGTAAAGATACCCCACCTGCATTTTTACCTCCACCCTTAGCCAACTGTTCAGCGATACCAAGACCAGCGCCAATACCTGCACCCTGAGCAGCCGCCACTTTTGTAGCGAGTTTTGGATCAGTAACATTTTCTGCACTCTTATCAAAAACGGCAGCACCTGCATTTTTAAAGGATTTACCGAGACGCGAATCTTCTCTTACTAGTGGATAGAAGATAATATAATGTGGGGACTGATCTTCCAAATCAAGTGGATACCGTATCGCACCTTGAACTCCAGCAGTGCCATTAACAAATCCCGCTCTTGGATCTTTGTCAGTAAATTCTTCTTTATCTGCCACTTATAAATATCCCTTAGATTGGTTATTTTCTTATATTTATATGGTTTATTCAAGAGATTCCTTAAAAGGTAGATACAATATTCAAAAACCCAATAAGTATATTGGGGATCCGACCAACATCATTTTCCGTTCAAGTTATGAATTGAAGTTTATGAAGTGGTGTGATGCAAATGATAGTGTTTCCGAGTGGGGATCAGAAGAACTTGCGATACCATATAGATCCCCTGTTGATGGAAGAGTCCATAGATACTTCGTCGACTTCTATATCAAAGTCAATAATCAACGTTATTTAATTGAAATTAAACCTGCTAAATTTACACGAGAACCAAAAATCCCAAAAAGAAAAACAAAACAGTTTCTTCAAGAAGTAATGACTTGGGGTGTGAATCAAGCAAAGTGGAAAGCAGCAACCGAGTTCTGTCTTGATAGAACATGGAAATTTCTTATATTAACTGAAAAAGAATTGGGAATAACGAATAAATAGTTATTATGGCAAATCCGTTCGAAAACCTTCGTGCTAAAGCTGGAGATGGACAAAAGTCTATCTGGTGGTATATGCGCAATGCTCAAAAATTAGTCGGCGCGAGTTTAACGTCGAACTCAGTCATGCAATCTGACATCGGAGAACTAAAGTCAAACATCGAAATTGGTTCGATGTATATGTACTATTACGATCCGAAATGGAAAAATGAGTTGCCATTCTATGATGCCTTCCCGTTAGTGCTGCCATTTGGTCCAGCACCAGGAGGGTTTTACGGTATCAATCTACACTATGCACCGTATTTAGTTAGAGGAAAGATTCTTGGTGAGTTGCTAAAATTTGCAGACTCCAAAACCTTTAGTCCTACAACTAAAATTAGAATGTCGTATCAAATGTTACAAGGCATAAGCAGTGCAAGCGAAGTTAAACCTTGCATCAAGCATTATTTAACTACACATGTTCAATCAAGATTTATGAAGATAAATCCTGCCGACTGGAAAAGTGCCATATTTTTACCTCTTGAAGCATTCCAGAAAAAAACAAAAGAAGAAGTATTCAGAGACTCGAGGAGTAAATACTAATGGCAGGACAAGGACTCAAAGAGTTCCTAGCAGAAGTTGGCACGAAGGACTTGGCAAGATCGCACAGATTCGAAGTAATTATCGGAACACCGAAATGCATGAATGGTGTAGCAAATACCATCGTCAATAAAATTTTGGATGCCAAAATCCCAGTATTGAATTTTAGCATAAACGATGCGACGAAGTTTCTTGCTGGGTCGAAAAACTCTCCAGAGAACGCTAATACGCAAAATATTTCACTTATGTGTGAAGAAGCAATCTTTCCTGGATTAATGATGGGATCTAAACCATACAAGTATAACAACCGTGTTGAAAATCGTGCTACCTTTCTAGACTACAATGGCGAATCTGCAACGTTTACCTTTTTGTGTGACAGCAACTGGGCAGTAAAGAAATATTTTGACACATGGATGCGCAAAATAGTAGATCCAGAAAAAAGATATGTTCTTCCATATGAAGATTATATATGTCAAATAGAATTATACTCATTGAACCAACAAGACGAAGTAACGAATAAGTGGATTATCGAAGAAGCATGGCCAAGATCAATGGCACCTGCTTCATTGGCATGGTCCAACACACAATTTGTTAGAATACCAGTAACCTTTACATTTAGGAATTGGTATCAGGATCAAAATGTTGTGCAAAAGGGTGCAAATGTTGTTGGCGGATTACTTGGGCAACAGAACGCTCTAGAGGGTGGTTCTAGTTAATTTAGTTTTTTATATTTATTAGGAGAATATTATGTTACCTGTTATGGAAACACCAACGTTTTACATTGAAATGATTGGGACTAAAGAAAAAGTTAAATTCAGACCATTTTTGGTCAAAGAAGAAAAGTTACTGATTCTGGCATCGGAATCTGAAGACCAAAGCGAGATGCTAAATGCGATGCAAGAAATTACAGATGTTTGTAGTTTCGGTAAACTGACTGGCAGCGAACTACCATTCTTTGAACTTCAGAATATCTTTATTAAACTTCGATCCGAATCTATTGGTCAGGTAACTGAGTTTAATTTGGTTTGTGGTGAATGTGGTCACAAGACTGCAGCGGAACTTGATCTAACAACAATCAAACCGACGCTTACCGAGGGTCATACAAATAAGATTGATGTTGGCAACGGTCTTGGAGTTATTATGAGGTATCCAACCTCAATCGATATGAAGGGTGACTCTACAACATACGATCTGGTTGTTTCTTGTATCGACAGTGTATATACTGCCGACGAAGTTTTCACTACCAAAGATCTCCAAAGAAAAGATGTAGAGCAATTCGTTGACAATCTAACTTCCGATCAGTTTAAGAAGATTACAGAATTCTTCCTCTCTATGCCCAGAATCGAGCACAAGATTGAATATGATTGCCCAAGTTGTTCAACACACAACGTTGTTTTCCTTGATGGAGTAGAAAGTTTTTTCGAATAACCCTTTCTCATGATAATTTGAGGAATCATTATAAGACCAACTTTATTTTAATGCATGAGCATAAATACTCATTAAGTGAACTTGAAAATATGATGCCTTGGGAAAGGGAAGTTTATGTTGGTTTATTATCAATACATTTAAAAGAAAAAGCAGATAAGCAAAGGCAGCAGAATTAATGGAACCTAAGTCCACTTCGGAAAGATTTGCCAAGGTAATAGAAACCGCCAAGAACAATTCAAGTTCTGGGGCAAAACCAATGCAATCTGGCGACAGGGACAAACAGTTTTCTGAAATTCGCAAACTTCTTGATCTCAACAAAAACAGACCTGCAGATATACAAGCATCCGCAAGATTAGTCAATAGTTTTGTTGAATCTATTGAAAAGAATACTGACGACACACTAAGATCTTTAGAGAAACAAGATAAGAAACTTTTAGAAGATACCTTGGATGCAATCACAAAATTGCAATTCAAGACTGTCGAAGAATTTAAAAACTCTCTAAAAGATATTAACGATCTCGCAGCAAAAATGATTGCTAGAAGCGAGAGTGATGGACCAAAAGAATTCGGTGATATTGGAAAGAATCTTCAAAATCAAACACTGGATGAACGATTTAAGTCGGAAGGATTGACTCTAAAAGGAGAAGATGATACATTCGGCAATAGATTGAAGCAACAATTTTTTGGAAACTCAAAAGAACCTGGAAGAGAAGGCACGCCAACCAAAGGGTTCAAAGAAGGATTTAAAAACGCTGGTAGTGAATTCATGGGTGGATTCAAAAGAGGATTGACACCTCAAAGCGGAGTTCTTGGTAGCATATTCAACTCTCAAGAATCTCGCCGAGAAGAAATTCGCAACGAGGTAAACCAATCTAACGAAAAGGTCTCAGAAGTAGAACAGTTGAAGAAAATGTTCTCTGACGCAATTAATAGTAAGACGAAAACAAACCAGTCTACTTCTCAATCTACAAAACAGTCTATAGCAGAATTCAAATCTGTCGATAAGATGTCTAATCTTACCGAAGAACAGAAAAAAATTCTAGAGCAGCAGGATATCAAACCATCTTCCGAGAAAGATATCTCGTATAGAAAAGAAGGTAAACCTGTTTCGATGGTAGAGATTAATAAAACTCTTGAAACAAAGTATAAAGAATCTCAACAACCAAAGGTAAAGATTCAGTCTGCTAGGGGTGGAATTGCATCCGATGATAAGAATGATGTTGCATCTATCTTAAATGAAATCAAAGACATCATCATAGAAATCAAAGACAAGTTGTTCGATAAAAAACGTGCTGGAGTTGCACCTTCAGGTAAAAAGCAGTTGGATCCAAGTTCCAACGTAAAAGAAGTTATGAATCGTAACAAAGTAGCAGAAGTAGAAGCAGAGCAAGCATCTGCTGATGCCCAAAAACGTGCGGAAAATATTGATAAACAAAATGCTGAAAAGGCATCTGCGAAGGTAGAGGCAAAAGAAAAATCTATACCAAAGGTGGTTATCGGAGGAACAGAATCCTCAAATTCTAGAGTAACACCAGAGACTCCTGCAACTGGAAATGGTGGGCAGGGACCAGCAGGTACCCAAGGTGATGCAGATGCACAGGGTGAAGGAGGATCTTCTCTACTTGGCGGAATCGCTGCTGGGTATGCTGGATTTAAATCTGGCGGCGAAGGAATATTGAAGGGTCTGAAGAATCAAAGATATTCTCCTGGGCTTTCCAACTTTGCTGAAAAGGCAGAGGGTGTATTCAGCAAAGGAACCAACTTTGTTGAAGGTGCTGCAGAGAAAGTTACCAGTCGTGTAAACGCAATTAAGAGTAAGGCAACTGACTTTATCTCTGATCGTGCAAATACATTACGTGGAAAGGCGACTGACCTTATTAAGAACAGAGGTCTTGGCGCACAACAACTGCTTGACAAAAATGGTAACCCTCTTGCTGGTGCTGCAAAACAGTCTCGAATCGGTAAAGTGTTTAGAGATCGTGCTGCGGGAGTTGTCGAAAAAGGCAAAGGGATGCTTGGTAAAGCATCAGGATTTGTCGGAAAAGAAGTCGCCAAGGGAAGCACCCTCGGTAAAGTTGCCCAAAGTGGTATGGGTATGCTCGGTTCGGCAAAGGGTGCCATCGGAAAAGTTGCTGAGAAAGCAATGGCATCTTCTGCTGGTAAAGGAATTGCCAAAGCAACAAGTAAAATTGGCGGCAAAGCAGTAGCTAAAATTGGTGCTAAAGCAGTTGGTAAATCCTTGCTGAAGAAAATTCCAATCATTGGTGCAGTTGCTGGTCTCGGATTTGGTGCGATGCGAGCACTACAAGGAGACTTTGCTGGTGCTGCTGGTGAAGTTGCGTCTGGTGTCGCTTCTACACTTCCTGGATTGGGAACTGCTGCATCGGTTGCTATTGATGCTGGACTTGCAGCAAGAGATATTTCCAGAGCAGGCAACGAAGATTCAACCGAGGGAACAATCGAACCTATTGATGGAGCAAGAGCAGAAGGTGGACCAGTGTCTGCTAATGGTTCTTATCTGGTTGGAGAAAATGGTCCTGAGTTATTCTCACCGAATAGTGCTGGTGTGATTAAGACCAATCCAGTTACTAAGAGTAATTTGGAAACAGGATCCAATAATGCTGCAGCAAATCTAAAAGAAATGACTGAAAGTGCAAAGGAAGATACTGCACCAGTTATTAATGTCCCGCCACCAACCGTAATTCAGCAACCTGCTGCACCACAACAGAATAATGGTGGTGGTTCTCTACCAATGGATACAGTCAGAACTGAAGACAGTAGTTGGCAACGATTCCAGAATAGAAGATCTTTCGGATAAAAAAAGGGGGACTTGAAAAAGTCCCCCTTTCAGTTTTATTCGTCCGCGAGACTCGAGAAGTAACTCATCGTGTCATCGTCAGAGTCTTCTTTCCATGGCACAGCATCGCTCGCCTTGGATGCTGCTGGTGCAGACTTCATCTTAGTTTCAACGAACAGTTCGTCTTCAGCATCAAGTGGATTAGACTTTTCTGCCGTAGCAACACGGGAAACACCAGATAGAACTGTGTTCAACTTCTGCTTCAGTTCGTCATATGACTTGAAGTTAGAAGGATCCAGGAACGCAGCAAGTGAATGGGTCTTACCCCAAATCTCTTCCAACTTATCTTCATTTTCGTCAAGAGGAGTTGCTCCGTCGAATTCCGACTTATCGTAGTTACGATAACCATCTACTTGACGAATGCGCAACTTAAAGTTAGCACCTTCCCAAAGATCGAACGGATTGACAGGCTTCTCGTCTTCAAACGTGGGTTGCATCACGTCCTTAATCTTGTCGAAAATCTTCTTGCCAAACTTGTAGAGGAAGACCTTACCTTCGTTCTCTGGATTCGCAGGATCGCGAACAACAAGAACGTTCGAGATGTAAGAAAGGCGACGCTTTTGCTTACGAGCAATTTCCTTGTTCGATTCGATACCTGAGTTCCACAGTTCGGAATTCAGTTCGCCAACAGGATCAGGCTTGTTTAGCGTAGTAAGAGAGTTTTCGATATACCACTTACCACTTGGACCTTGGAAACCATGGTCCCATACGCGAACCCACGGAAGTTCTTCACCTGCAGGAGCAGGGAGGAAACGAAGCACTGCTTGACCGTTACCTGCCTTATCGACAGTCGGTTTCCAGAGACGATCATCATCGCCACGCTTTTCTGTAGTGGGGTTTGCGATTGATTCGACTGCCTTCATGAGCGAGTCGAAATTTCCGCTATTCTTGCGGAGTGCTGAAAAAGAATTATTTGACATATGTATTGTCCTTATGTTTGCGTTATATGTTTATTTTGACGTTGTATCATAATAAAAAGGGTCGTCGTCGGAATCATCTTCCCGACTACCAAGATATTTATACAAGTTGTTTTTGCTTTTACGTATTTTATTTACGTCTTTTTCATTATGTCGAATGCGGTCGGAACCACGGTCTTCATAATCGTTTCTACGAGACTTACCCATAGTTAATTTACCACCATCTCAATCTCCTGTTTTAGTTGGCGGGTGTAGTACTCTTTGTCTATTTTGACAAAGGGTTTATACTTCTTTACCAAATGCACGAAGTCATTCCAAATAAAATCATTCGATAAAGAACTATAATCTATATTCTCTATTATACCTATTTTTGCTAAAATAGCAATAGATTCTAGAGATATTTTTTTACCAAGATAAAGTTTTAATACCTTGGGGTGTTGCCCATCAATTACTTCGAATGGATTACCGTCTGCGTATAGAGTTTGAATATCTTGCTTAAAAGTATATCCTAATTTCTGCATTCGTATCTGCCACTCTGCATAGACTTCATTTGCCTCTGCATCAAACACACCACCCCACTGATTACCAGAAACAAAATTGGCAACTAGAAAATCAATTATCTCAGTTTTTTGTTTTGTCTCTCCTAATTTACGCAGAGCAAACAAGTCTTTACGTTTTAGGAATGCTTCTCTGGAAACCTTTACCCCTTTACGGGATTTGGTGATATCAAAATCAGGTCTGGTGAAATGTAATCTCAATGAGAGATACAATTGATACACTTGAAGTGAGTCCATCAGAGAGGCAAAACTCCATCGTCGTTTTTTAACATGTTGAGTTGCTGCGCTTCAACTCTAATCTTTTCTTTGAGAGAAGTGCTGATAAGACTAGCAACAGAGCCTACCTCAATATTTCGTTTCTCACAATAGTCTATTAGAATATCCATACAGGGTGTTCTAGAGTCTCTTGCAAGTTTCTCAATAAAGATGGAGAACTCTGCTGCCGTCTTAAATTGCTTAGTTATTAAAAACTCATCAGTTATTGGAATTACTTCCGTTACCATAATCTATCCTGCGTAAAAAATATGTCTACCGATTTTAGTAACCCTCTGTAACTTCCACCCTGGACTAACATAGTCTGCGTGGTAGAATAGAACGTCCTTATTAACAACTATACGCGTATTGATCTCGGAAGTCAATACTTTTTTCGCAATATCTTTTGCTTCAGCATATAATACTGGGTCTTTAGCAGGTCGGCGCATACATGTCCAACTAAACTGACAGACCCTACTTGTTCTCTGATAAACGACAGAGCAAACGTTTGATGGGAATTTGGGATTGCGTGCACGATTCATTGTTACACCAGCAACCGCGATTTTACCATTCCTTGGTTCATTACCTGCCTCGTAGTAAATATTATCAGCAAGGCATGTTATTGCTTTTGCGTTGCTTGACAGGTACTTCCTTTTTTCTTTTTTAATGTTTTTTTGGATTATTTCTTCTTGTTGTTTTTTTACGCTTTGGACTTTTTCATATCCACCGACAGTGTGTGCCATTGCGGTGTCTTCGATTCTTTCTTTTGCATAACTTAAAACTACACAATATATTACAAATATCAGTAAAATTGAAGAAAGAATTTTCAATGTCTTCTTATTAAAGGAAGGCATTTACTATTCCTCGGATTGTTAAACTGGAGAGAGGATTAACCAGTGACTCCCTACACTGGGCACTTTTCCTTGGAGGTGCATTATATTTAGGGTTTTGAGACCGTTGATAGTCTCGTTTCAACTCTAAATTAGAACGGTTGGCGGTTTATTCTGTTTCGAGGGAAACCGCCGAAAACCCAATGACTTACTGCTTACGCAGCAAGCGCAAAGGCAACGTTATCGTTTGCATTTACTTTTTATGGCACTTTGCCAGTCAATCAGTCTCGAATTTCCTATTGTGTTCCAGTCGATCCTAGTTCGCCCCCATCATAGACACACGCCCGTATCGGTCGTTGACTTTATTGTGTTTAATGCCCGATCTGTCTATAGAAAACATTGTACTTCTGTTTTCCAAACTTACATCATTAAACTTTGATCTTATCCCGCTAAGGACTTGATCTGTGTGTCTATGGTGGAGGCGTCGGGTACTGCCCCCGAGTCCTTAGAACTTTTCAGTCTTTGTCAACAACTGATATTATATTTATACTATAGTTTTCTTCAGAAGTCAAGTTAAATAGTAACCATTTTCATAATAATCACGAGTTCTAAGCAATTCCTTTGCCCAGTTATCACGTTTCTCAATGAACACCTGTGGTTCTTCATCTTCAACTGCGATCAGAATTACAAGGTTAGGAACAGGAATACTTGTGCGTTCTTCATACATAATTGCATAAGCAGCAGTCTGCATAAAGTAGGAACTGATATGTTCCTTCTTCTTCAGTCTACCTGAGGTTTTAAAGTCAATGACTGCTCGTTGACCGTTATACTCGGCGATACAGTCAACTCGACCTGCCATGCGCAGATGGTCGCTATACAAAGCAAGTTCTTGACAATGTATATTACTGATGGGATCAAGAATGGGTAGAAATTTCTTGAACATCTCAAGGTCAAGCAAAGATGCGTTTGTACTCGTATACGCTTCTTTTAGATCTTCGTTTTTGAGATATGTCTCTGTTAAAGAGTGAATCTTGGTTCCACGGGTGGATGCCTTGTTAGAGATTTTATCTGCTTCTTCAGCACCAACACGAGCACGCCATTTGGCAATTCCGTCTCGACTTAATACAGAAAGAACGGTGGTAGCAGAAGGATACGCTACACCAGAGGCATTAACGTAAACTCTGCTACCATCTTCGTTCGTAGTTGACTGAGCGAAATCTTTATAATCATATATCGTTTTAAACATAATTCATTATACTATAATTTTGGAGAAAAGTCAAGCCCTTTCGTCAATAAACTCTTTTAATTTAGATTGATAAAAGAAGAAGTAATTAACATCATTCTCTAGTACGGAATAATTTTCATCTTCAACCACGATATTTGCTTCTGCAATTTCTCTATTCAATTTTGCAATCAACTCTGCGTTGTTGGGATCTTCTGCGTCTAACCCATCCAGTTGAGATTGTAACTGAGACGGACGATCTAGTGCTAGTTGTTTTGGTTGGGTTGGTAGACCAGTAAATGCATCCCCAAGCGATGCGTGGAAATCTTCTAAAAATTGTGACATATTTTGTCCTTTCTATGCTGCGTGACGACTCTCATATTCTAACCGTGCAACTATATATTCTTTCACCAGTTTAGATCTAACAATATCGTCTACATTAAATTCGATGGTATTGAACGATGGCATAATGTCAGTAATCGCAAGGAATTTTTGCAATCCAGACATATCGTTCTTCTTATATAGGTCAGTTTGACGGAAGTCTCCGCAGAAAATAACTTTTGAGTTCTTGCCAATACGAGTCATAACAGAATTGAGTTCCATGTCTGTCATATTCTGACATTCATCGACGATTACAATTGAATTGTCTAGAGTGATACCACGAACGAATGATGTGATTAAAAAGTGAATAACTTTTTGTTCTTGTAGACGAACAAAGGGTTGAATATGATTAAACAGATCTTCACAAATTTCAACATATGGTAACGTGTAAACTTCTGTCTTTTCTTTCTCATCTCCTGGAAGATGACCAATTTCACGCGAAGGAACAGCGGAACGAACAATGATCACTCTCTCAAATTTATTGTTATCTTCTAATACTTCTTCAAGTGCTTTATATAATGCGATAAAGGTTTTACCAGTGCCAGCGACACCATGTAGTAGGACTGCGGATGCTTGCTTGTCAAATAATTCAAAAAACTTTCTTTGATTTTCAGTTAGAGGATTGATTGTTTTAAGATCATTTTGTGTAACTTTGCATTTTGAACTTCTCTCCTGAATAAATGTGGCAGGTGGTGGGGTGACGAGTTGTAGGTTATTTTGTTTTCTTCGCGCCATTTCGCAGTCCTTATTTTTCTAGGGTTGATACGAAAAAGGCGACGCCACAATAAGGTGGAGTCGCCTCTAATTTCCGAGGACATCGGAATCTAAAATCGGGATGGGAGTTCTTGTTTGTTCCATACAAGTATTTATTAACTTGCGACGCTCCACCACTCCGGAATCGGGCGATTTTTCCATTTTGCCATAGTTTTTTTTGCACCGATATAATAGTTCCGATACGACTGAATAGAGTCAGGAACTTTGTATTCATCAGGCATAGCAGGAGTTGGTTGTGTGAAATAACCAACAGGAATATTGGCAGGAGGTTGGCGCAACCAGTATACTAGGCGATCAGTCGCATGGATCTTACCATAGCGATGCGTATATTCCTGTAAAAGATCTTGAAACAAACACATCAACCAATTGTAATTATTATTAGACTGCCGAACCCAAATAGCACTGGGATGGTTAATGTGCGATGCCTTGTAAAGCATATTCTCCATACTCTCATTGCCAAGACGCCAACGTTTTATGCGTCGCCCCGAAGAGGCATCAATGTATTCATTACCATCAAGGACACGATGAGCAGTTGAAAGTAGTTGTGCATACTCTAGAATCATCTTGACGACATGTTTGTCGTTGTGATATTCGGCACAAGTTTTGACGTTATTGTCAAGGTAAAAAATATTCATAGTGTATTACTCGTCAAAAGGAATCTCTTCCATGTTGTTAATTATTTCTTTTATCGCAATCTTAGCAACATCACTAATTATAGTGTTTCCTACCGAAAAGTCAAGTGCTTTTCTAACAAAAATTGGATCTAATGCAGTTAACATATCTGCAGTATACCTCTTATCGCTATCTGGATAAGTATTCAATGCAGTGACAACAAGTTCTATCTCAAGATCCGTATATAAACATATACGATATCTTCTATATGATAGAAATCTATCTGGAAATGATACTACTTCGCCCATAACATTATTTATTATTAAAAGACCTTTACTCGGTATAATCCATAGAACATATCAGCGTCCTTGCGATTATTTACCATTGGAAACCCTTTGATGTTCAAACTTGTATTAAGTAACATTGGACAACCTGTTTCTTCTAACCATCGTTCTAATAGTCGATACAATCCAGGATGCTGCTCTTTAGTTACGGTCTGGACACGACTTGTGCCATCAGCGTGGACAATAGCAGGAAATTGATCAGGATATTTACATCTTGAAGTAAATTGCATATAAGGGGATGCCGAAGATGGCATGTCAAAATAGTCTGCTGCATATTCTGCCATAATGACGGGGGAAAATGGTCGAAACTTTTGTCTTCGCTTAATCTCATTGACTTTATCCTTGATATCATGTCTCGTTGGATCTGCTAACAAACTACGATTGCCTAACGCACGTGGACCAAACTCTGCTCGTCCATTTGCAACACCCACTATACCGTCTTTTTTAAGATAAGTCAATAGATTTTCTACAGGATATTCACCCTCGATATTTTCACCGAGATATGGTCCAGTCCAGTTTAACTTCTTACGATTGTTTGCTGCGATAGCACCCAGACTACTTCCTGCGTCTCCAGGATTTGGCATAATCCAGACGTTCTTGAAATACTTTAGTGCGATATGATTCGCAGAGCAGTTAAGTGCGCAACCCCCTGATAACACTAGATTATTTTGCGTTGGGTCTATCTTTTTGGCACGAAGAAGTAGTTTTTCAAATTCTTCTTCATATATCTGTTGAGTAGCAGCAGCGATGTCGTATGGATGTGGATCATCGTCTAGTCTCCACCACTTACAACCGCGATGTAGATTTTCTTTTTCCCACAATCCAAGAATCTCTTCGTAGTAGCGTTGTTTGACACCATATGCTGCCATACCCATTAGAATGTATTCGTCTTCGTTTGGTTTCAATCCAGCGCGATCTGTCATTGCTGAATAGAATAATCCCAACGACTTGGGATAATCCATAGACCACTTTTTCTTCAGGTTATTGTCGTGACAAGTCCAAATAGATGCAGTATCAAATTCACCAATAGCATCAATTACTAGAGCAGTTGCCGATTTGAATGTTGAAGTGTAGAATCCTGCAGCAGTATGCGATTCATGGTGATTGCTAGACTGGACAGGAACATCTACCCCAAAGTCTTTTAGATACTGCTGAACACTGAAACGAGTAAATCCTTGTCCAGTAAGTAGTCTGCGCATTGCTCGAAGTTTAGGTTTCTCATACCAGTGAATTATCTCTGGTTTACCAAACTTCAATGCAGTGTCGATTATTTCTTGATTGATATGTTTATCATTTTTTATTCCGCTGTACCGTTCTGAACTGGACGCGAACAAGATTTCTCTGCCACCGACAACAGTCAGAGCAGCATCATGTGCGTTAGCAGAGATTCCCCATTCAATCATAAATAAAGGGATCTAACTTTCTTATTTTCTTCATTCGGCGAATGTGCGATCTTTTTAAAAAAAAAGTTTTAATTTTTTGTATTAATAATTTTATCATATAATGCCTCCGCAAAAAACACATGGGCTTTTTCAGGTGGGTGTTTAAACCCGCACACCACCCCGCATTCGTTAGACCTATCAAACAAAGATAAGTTTGCATCAATACTAAAATCTAGTAACTCTTGGAATAATTTATTGAATGTCAGTAAATATTGCCAGTTAACATGCATGTCTGGAAAAATATTACCACGCTTTGATTTTGGGTAATTGTAAAAAAGAAGTTCTTTTGGTAAAATTGGTTGCATATAAAAATGATAGTTATTTACTATGCAAAAGTTCTTAAAATTTTGCAGCGCAAACAGATAAGTTTGCATAGTTTTATAGTCATTATAATGCGAATCGCTCGATATAAAATCACGCTCACTCATAACTCTAGAAACAGGGATGCCCATTTTTTCTGGTGAAAAACACAAGTATCTATGTGGTGTTGTCACCCCCAAAAAGATCAGGTCTGTTTTCGGATTCAACTTTCCAGTATAGTGCTCCCGAAATAAATCTAAAACCATATGATCTACTGCAGAACCAGGAACAGCATAATTGACGTGTTCCAACCCAAGTTTATCTGACAATTTAGAAGCATAACTTCTTTTAGAAGAAACATTAACATATTCTTCAGGTGTCATCTTACCTACCTGTGAAACATAGTCTACAAATTTATGCATTGGTTTTCTATCAGCAATCCACTGATGTTTCATTTTATTACACTCATCAAAACTGACCCCAAGTAATTCATGGTCTATCAATTCTGCTCCGGAAGTAAACGAACACCCAAAGGAAATTAATCTTGTTTTTCCATCAAGTTTCATTTTCTATGATCTCTTGTCATTGGTCTTGGATTGTCCACTTCTTTTCCATCCAAAAATGAAAATAGACTGTTTCGTAAATCCACGCACTGCTTTCGCATTTTACCCTCTTCGGGTAAAGAAGGTATCTCAGCATCATACAATGCAATTACATCCTGCAGTTCCTCTCGTGACATGTTGTGGCATGCCATATGATCAGGATAATACAAGTAGTTGAAATTTAACGGATTTGAATTAGTAAACCGCACATATTGATTCAATATCTTGTAAAGAGTAATTGTGTCTCTAACGTTCATCTTACTTACTGTCATAACGATAGAAACGTTTGATGTGTGTAAATCAAATTCTTTTGATATAATTTCTTCTTGACAATATTTTAAATTATCTAAAACTTGATCCCACTTAGCACCTACTCTTAGTTTCTCGAACTTATCACCATAAGAATCTATACTGAAGGATAGAATAATTCCCCTGAATTTTTTCCAAATATCAATTTCTTTTCTACTGGGTCTTTGTGTTCCATTCGTATTGTATAGCAATATTGTTTTTTCTGGATTCGGTAATTGATCCAACCACTCAAAGTGTGTCTTGTTCATTAGTGGTTCGCCACCTGCAATATCAATTCTGAAATATCCAGTTTCACCAGGATTCAATTTTTTATACTGTTCTACATCATAAGACCAAGCAATCTCTTCGTTTAAACGATCGTATGTATACCTGTCCAATTTTCCTTCGCGCAAGAGTTCGGTTGCAATTGCAGTTGAACATGCAGGAGTGCATATTGTGCAACGGAGATTACATAATCTTCCAGTTTTTAACTGTAAATATTCAAGAGAAACTTCTTCAGGTGGTGTTAGCATTGTTCCATTATGTAACATCCACATATCTTGTGTTCGTTTACTGTCTCGTCCTTCTTCCTCTGCGAATTTGCATTGGTTACAACCGCTCGGCCAAATACCTTGTGATAGTTGGTCACGATATTCCTGGAATTCTTCTTGCAGAATAGTCTCTGCATTTTCTATATCCACAAGTTTGCTTTTTTTGTCTTTTTTGTGAATAAAAAGACAGCATGGAGTTAAGTAACCATCAGTGTCAACGTGCACGGATTTCCACATGGACGGACAATAAATTTTAGGTTCGCTCATATTGATAGATACCAATCTCTTACCTCTGGGTCAATAATTGCAGTTAGACTCTCAAAGGTGTGTTTTCCAAGAAGAAACTTTTCTCTGTGTTGCCAGTTTTTCTTCATCAGTTTTAACATTTCCGGATCCGAATAAATCGGGTTATTGCTTTTGTCCAATTTATACGATTTTAATATTGCAATCGTTCTTTCTTTTCCTCTCAAGGAACACTCTTCAAACCGTTTAATGGCATGATCAAGTATTCGGTCAAAAATATGTTGTGGGTATAACCGAATATCTAGGAATCCTTGTTGAGTCTGTTTGTTAATATGATTGAATAATTTATGTGAGTGAAGTTCTGGATCATACGGTTCATAAAATTCAAACCACCTATCGATATCCATAAGAACTGGAGCAGACATAACACTAGAAAGACCGAATTGGTTTCTTTCGTTTAGTCTAGAATGGTATTCTTTCCAGTTGGCAGAAACAGTATCCCATGATGCGCCATCTCTACAAAATTCAAAAGTTTCATGCGTGCCATCTAGGCTTGCCTGTATACTTGGTTGGTAAAATTTTAGAAGTTCGGGTATTAGTTTCCCCTTCCAGTGAAGGCGAGTCAGATTGCTGTTATAATGAATAAAGATATTATATAAAAATGCAGGATCTTCGGATTGAATTTCTAATAATTTTTCAACCACTTTCCAATGCACATGCGACATCATTGGTTCGCCGCCAGCCCAATAAATCTTCGTCAATCTTCGCTGGTCTAAGCAATCAATAATTTCTTTTGCCATAGAATCTTCAAATGTATAATCTATGACAAATTCTTCACCAGAAGGCCACATTGTAGGACGTCGATCCCACATATCAGCAAATAGTGAAGCATGCTTAGAACTGTATATTGGTCCACAACTCAAACACTGCAGATTACAATGTATTGTTCGATAGTCAAAATATGTAGGAAGCACTGAAGCAGAACCATCATCATTCGTTTTGCTTATGGTTTCGGCAATTGTTTCTTCTTCACTCTGCTGACCCCTCCAACTCTGTTGGCGTAAAGATTCAATGTTCTGTTCTTCATTTTTATAACAGACTGAACAGGCATCAATCTTTTCTCCTGCTATCATCTTTTTTCGAACATCTTTCATTACAGAAGAATTCCAGAAGTCCTTGGTTTCCGTCTTTTCTTCCGAAACAATGTCATCTGATATACAGCAAAGTTTTCGCTCGTATTGCGAGCCGATGTAACTATGATCCCATGGATATTTACAAATACTTTTATTATTTTCAGTATTGATAGTCATAATTGAATATATCTTTCCATGGTCCCATTTTTCTACTGAGTTGGACAACGTCTAAATATTTATTGCCTTGTTGCCAATGTAAATCGTTTTGCGATTCAACACGAAGGTACGACTTCATCGTTTCTGTCAAAATCCAATTTGAGTATGGTGACTCTTCATAGAGTTGCATTAATTCTTTTTTGAATTCTTTAGAGGCACAATTTAATGAAAGATAATCGGGAAAAACAATAAAATTTTGGTTGATTGTTGTGTGTGGTTTCAATTTGGTCAAAGGAACTGCCCATTCATAAAACTCTGGAAGAAATGGTGCATTTAACCATTGGATACTGCATGTAATATTTAATGCTGCAATATATGGATTTTCTAATAATTTTCTAATATTTTCGTTAGACCGATCCCAATCATTTGGATACCGAATAAACTTGTTCTTGTCTCCGACTGCGTCCATGCTACAACCAAGAGTTACCACCTTAAAGTGTTTCCAGTAATCACTGAATGAATCCGAATACGTTGTGCAATTAGTATTATAACTGATGTGTATGTTTTTAGCGACATCCCATTCTATCAATTTTTCAAGCAATTTCCATTGCATTGGCATAATAAAAGGTTCGCCGCCATTAATATAAAGATATTTTAATGAATCTTTGTATGCATAGAGTTGGTCGATTATACTTTCATCAAACCACTGGAATAAATCGTAATCAGCATTGTTTTTCGGCACGAACGGAAGTTGATCAGACCATTCTTTATAATCAGATACAAGAGAAGAACTAGAATCTGGATAACACATCAAACACTTTAAGTTACAAAGATTACTCAAACGAATATCTAGAAACTCTAATTGAGGTTTCTCAACATTTTCCCATCGGTTATTCTCCGTTATTCGACGAGACTTTCCTCCATGTTGTTCAATCTTATAACAACCCTCACACGCAGAAGGATACTGTTGTGTCAACATTTGATCTCGAACTTTGTTTGTAGAATGACTATTGAAAATTTCTTCGAGTGTATTCGTTTTTAGATTTAGTATTTTTCCGTATTTATCTTTAGCGAAACCACTATCTGGTCCACTCATCTTAGAGACACAACAGATAGAAACATTTCCATTAGGATGAAGATTCATGTGATTGAATGGCAGGGCGCAATACCCATCATTCCTTAAAGAGTGTTGAACCATTGTAAAAACTCCTGTGGAAATACATCAAGTGGTTTATTTCTGCGAGAACTATATTGTGTATAAAACTTTTTAAAATCTTTGCGATTTTTCTCAAGATCAGTGTCATAGGAATGTGGTGTTTCAATAACATCGACATAAGAAATTAATCTTTCAATATCACTTTTCTCTGTGAACATGAGATTTGGATCATCACGATTAACTTCGTACCAGCCAGAAAGTTGTTGATACGATTTTTCTCTCAGTCCATCAGGTAAAACTGTCAAACTTTGAAACGCAGGAAACCGCAGGAAATTAATACTCATACTAATACGATTTCGATATTTCCGTTTCCAAACCATAACTTGATCCATAAAATCAGTAATATTGAACAAGCACAATGCATTAATCGTCATCATAACAACAATACGTTTGACATTAGATTCTGCAAGAATCCGCTCAACATTATCACACCAGGATTCATAATGCAACCCATCGCGAATATACTCTGCTTGCGCACCTGTAGTTTCCATGCTCGTAAAGAGAGTAAGTTTGTTAATGTCGTGCGATCTCTGTATCAGTTTATCTATGATAGATTTTTTTGCCCCGAGATTTGTATTGATTCCTAATTCGAAAGGATATTTCTCTTCTGCAAACAAGTCAATCAATTTCCAGACATCTGTGCTCATTAATGGTTCACCACCAGTAACTCTTAGTGTGCGAAGTTCTTTACTAAGTTCTGGCCACCATTCCCAAAATGCTTTGATGTATGGATTTTCTGTTTTCTCATAGCAATTATTTTGGGTACCGTCATGTTTAAATGCTCCTCCACCAGAAGTCTCAAGATCATAGTTACCGTGTTTCTTTATGTCTCGTTCCCACGTTGTGCTGAAATTTGCATTACAATAACTGCATGCAAAATTACAGGTTCGATCGAACATAACTTCTAATGTAGGTGGAATAATACGAGCATCTACTGGTTTATCGAACCATTCTTGCATTTCTTCTGGTGTAAACTGTAGAGATTTAAAGACACGATCTGAAATATAATCAGTTCCCATACTTTCAATTTTCCAGCAGTAATCACACTCAGAAGGTTTATGTCCATCCTTCATAAGCTGTCGCATTTTTATTTTGTGATCGGTATTATGCAGTTTTGCTGGATCTAATAAAATTTGCTCTGGGTCTATTTTATGGACAGGAGGAAGATGACAACTGCTGGTTTCTCCGCTGCCCAACCACAGAGTACTATTTCCCCATTTCGCGCCACAAAACGATGAAGATTTAGAATTTAGTATACTATTTCTGAATTGAAGTAATCTATCATCCATAATAGTTATCATCCATTAAATATGCAAGTTCTGGAAAAGTATCGACGAATGATGTCTTCCTTCGTTTATCCAAAGTTCGAGTATAATTTCTGAAGTCTTTATATAGTGATTGTGGTTCTTTTGTAGATCTCATGTAATCAACCAATCTTCTTACTTGATCGACTTCTTCCAAATAGAAGGTTTCTTGAATGGATTTCTTTGAAGTTAATTTATGTTCTTCAACATAGTCTATCCACAAATCACCATACTTCTGTTTATCTTCATCTGACAATAATGTCAAACACAACATTCGAGGCCAGCGAAGATACGATAAGTGAGTTCTTACTCTAAATTCATGTATCTTGCCGTAGTATTTCAATCGCATTTCTCTGATATATTCCAAGTATTCCAGGAGAGTTGGTGCGCTTGTTAAGTTTATGGTTGTCATATAATGCAACCGTGTTGTATTCGGTGTATTATCTAGAACATACTTACAGTTCTTCTTAAACTCATCAAATTGCATACCAAATCTAGAATACTCGGCATGTTTACCAGTGCTCTCTAGTGATGTATATACATCAAACAATTTAATATTGCAAGAGATTCTATTGATGTATTCCACCATTTTCTCAACCAACTTATCAGGAACATTGAGATTAGTATTGATCGCGAGCGTCAAATTAGGATTTGGGTTCTCCGCAATATAATCAAGAACTTTCCATGTGTGTTTACTGAGTAAAGGTTCGCCACCAGTAATTCTAAATGTATGTAAATTTGGATATAATTCAGGCCACCACTTCCAAAAAGCATCAATATATGGATTTTGTTCTTTATAATGAATTGGAAGTTTTCCAACTTCCTTCAACCAGCCAAGATCGTGTAATTTAAAATCTTCTAGTTCTATTGGTCCATGAGTTTCGATTTCTTCTTGCCATCTAGAAGAACTTTCTGGACTACAATATACACATTTAAAATTGCACGTGGATTCAAACGCAACTTCTAGATACGAAGGATCAATATTCGCTCCATCGCCAGATTTTACAATGTCTTCAATGTGCGGGAGCGCCCACGAATATGTAGATTTGTATATCCGATCACTCATCCAATCTTTGTTTAGATTTTCGATCTTCCAACAATAGTCACATTCTTTGGTTTGTATACCATTGAGCATGTCAATACGTGCTGCCCTTTTTACTGCAGTATTGTGGATACCTCTTGGATTATCCTTAATATCTTCTAAAGTTATTTTGTGTCTGGAGGGATGGTGACAACTATGAGTCTCACCATTATACAAAAGAATTGTGGATTGTTTCCATTTTGCGGCGCAGAATGTAGGACTTACTTTGTTAATTTCTTCACGTTTCTCTTTAAGAAAATTCCAATATGAATCTACTGAATGAACATCTAGATTATGCTCTTCGTGTGCACCATCACTCATTATTTGATACCTGTCGCCATGAACCTATAAAAATGCCCACACTTCAACATACCAGCGTATTCTGGATCTTTGATTCTGTTGATCGTTAGGAATTCTTCTAGATTATCGGCAAGACGAACATGCTCAGGATTAACTAGATTATTTCCTTGGACTATGTATTTAGTCCCAGGAATAAGAGAGTCCCACCATGCATCATAAACATCTTGTGTTACATGTTCACTACTGGTGTTAATCACAAGGTCCACTATTGATGACATGCTCAGGGGCAGACGAGGCATACCATTTCTCATATCATGTTGTTGGTATTTAATATTTCTACTGAGATTGATTTGGTCAAATACAGGTTCACAATTAGAATCGAGATCTGTTGTTAAGATAAGAGTATCAGGATACCGCTCAGCAATAAACTGTGCCAGAATACCATACCAACCGCCGAATATAACGATAGATTTTGTATTCTCGGGAATACATTCGAGCAACCACTTCTTACTCTCGATCTGACTGGACCAGAAGTTCTCTGAGAATCTATGCGCATTATCTGGATTGTTGCGGATGTATTCCATCCACTTCATTACAATATCAAATTCAACCACGACGCATCCTCGAAATTTCTTCCATTTGTTTTTGGTCAATGACAGGAACAGCATTGGACTTATGCATAGTGGCGATACCCTTGATCAGAGTGCCAGTATACGTATTTTCTTCTTTCTTGAAACCAACACCAACACCAGTACCACCTGATTTATAAAGTTCGCGGTGCTTTGAGACATACGGTTCAGGCATAGGAGTGCCACGGAGAACAGGTTTATATTTGCCCTGACGATACAGAACATATTCGTCGAACGTTTTGGTTTTGACCCCGATCCGCTTCATCTGCTTGTTGTGCTCGACCCAATCCTGCGCATACCTACCAGTTACACCCTTATTTGCACCTTTGCGCTTGCGAGTGCTAGTGGTGGTGAACGCTGGTGACATAAGATGCATAGACATAATAAAATTCCTTTTCATAGACGACATAGTCATTATACCTGCTATCGAGAAAAAAGTCAATAGAAAAAAGATACTATTTTTAAAAATAGGGGCTTGACTTTTGAGGCGTTTTCAGGCATAATAGAATAATAGGAGAACGAAATGACCGAACGCGAAAAAAGCATTAAATTTATTTTAGACTATAAAAAGGAAGCGATCAGCAAAGGGTACGATTTTCCGACCCAAGATATTAACGAAGCAACCGACGCAGAAATTAGTTATTTTGAAACCGACCTTTTTATATATTTAAAAGAAGAAGAACTAGGTATTCCTCATTTAACAGAAGAAGAACTCAACCAATTTTTAAAAGCGGGAAAGTAAGGAGAAAAAAATGACCGATCTTTATAACCTTTTTCAAGACCTAGAAATCGCCGAAATGTTCGAGCATCACGAGGAATATAAAAACCTTAGAGCGCAGATAGAAAAATTAGGAAAATTCGAACAGCGGCAACGCAAATTCGAAAAAGATAGAGACCGAGTTTCTTGGCTTAGAAGAGCCAACGAGACCACGATCACGATAGAAGAGTTAGACGGTACAGAAACCATTCAAAACCGACTAGAGTACGAAATTCAGGCAGGAAAAGTCAAAACGACCGACCCACTTTTGAAATATATTTAAAAAAGAAAAATAAGAGCTTGACTTTTTCTTAGAAACAGGGTATAGTGGTAATATTATGATGGAGAAGAAAAATGATTGATATAAGCGAATTCCAAATTTCTGATGAAGCAGAAACTCTATTGGACACTCTTGGTTATGAGTGGAATGGTTGGGGATATATCGCCGAGGATTTTCTCGAAACCAATCTTGAGTTGGAGGCGAATGGTATCCCCTGTTATAAATCGTTCGAAGAGTTTCTTCGTCGTAAGTTGGATTGGAAACAGTCGCTGAAGAGCGACATGATTGATGAAAAGGTAGTAGCATGATGAGTACATCTATTCATGACCAGGAACAAGACGAAAACGAGTGTGTGCCTCGATCTCATTTTTTCCAAGTGGAACAGGAACTCTACACGTTAGAAGACCCAAAGGCAGACCCCGTGTATTATGATTTCAAAAATCCTAACACATTCCTACTTACTTGGTCGTTGCACGATATACCCCGTCGAAGTTAGCGGGAGGTTCTCCCTCCATACGCTCGAGCATCATATCATAGTAATTGTTTAACTCACTTTGCCAGCACTTCTTTAAGTCGCTGGCAAATTTTTTGGCAACTTCCCAGTTACCTTCACGATATAGTGCGAGGAACTTCTCATGTTGTTTCTCACCTGGATGGTCGAAGGTTTCTAACGCAGTGTAGATTCTAGCAGGTTCCGTCTTACCTTTGACAGCAATGAGATCAAGTTCTACTACTTGGTATACATCCCTAACCAATTCGGCAGTTTTTGGTCCGACGATGAGTTTGACACCATAAGACTTGGTCTGACCTTCCAGACGAGCAGCCAGATTAACGCCATCACCCAAGCAAGTATAGTCAAAACGCTGAGTGCTGCCCATATTGCCAACAACCACAGTGGCAGTGTTAATACCAAGACCCATCCCAAAAGCGGGTACACCTTCTTCTTTAATGTCTTCATTGAAAGTCTCCAAATCTTTTAGCATCTGAAAGGAAGTTCGAACTGCATCCAATGCATGCTTGTTATTGTCCAACGGTGCATTCCAGAATGCCATCTGAGCATCACCGATATACTTATCTAGCGTACCGTTGTTTTCTAGAATTGCTCGTGTCATCACTGTCATGTAACGATTCATAATCTTAGTAAGACCTTGAACGTCTTCACCGTAATGCTCAGAAATCGTAGTAAACCCACGAACGTCTGTGAACATAATTGATAGTTCTCTAGAATCACCACCAAGTTGCAATAGTTCTGGTTGTCTTTGTAATTGAGCAACGAGATCTGGTGACAGATAGGTTCCAAACTGCTTCTTGATTTGCTGCTTCTGTAGATACTCAGAAATATACTTTGCGGTGAAGATGTGAATATAGATGAGAGCAATAGCAAACACGTTAAATGTAACATCGAGCAGAATACCCTTGCTTGCGAAAAGATAAATAGGTAGATAGAAATATCCACCGAGAATGACAGCAATATAAATTATAGAGAATTTAAAACGCGAGAGAATGATCAATGCCAGAGCAAGAACCAGAAAAGCAGCAAGATCCGCAATTGCTGACCAATTCGGAATCGACACAGAGTCACCATTCAGGAGAGTTTCTAGTAGACTGGCCTGTAACTGATGGGGATGTTGGGCACCTGCGGGAGTCGCTACGGGATTCGCAATTCCTGCGGCAGTTACGCCGAGAATCACTATCTTACCTGTCAGATCAGGAATTGGTTCGCCAATTTCGACTGACTGAAATCGGTAGTTCGGATTAACAAAAACTCTACCATATTCATCTGTCTTAATGGTTTCAAAAGAAGGAATTCGTAATGCCTCAACTCCCGTCTGATTTATCTTCGCTTGATATGATGGATCTCCAGCAGCAACACGCAGCATCTCTAGAGCAAATGCGGGGTAGTATTCGTCAGATGATTGTGCTAGAAGAGGAACTCGCCTTACGACCCCATCTGTTTCGGGTAAAGTCGATGTTATCCCAACACCGACTGCGGCTTCTTGAAGAATTGAGATATTACTTAGAACGCACGGGTATTGAGGAAGAAATTCAGTTGCTTCTCCATCGCCGACTACGGCAACGCCTGTTCTCCGAATTGTCGCACTTGCCCGTGAACAAGAGTCGCTTACCGTCTGACTCAGAACTACTGGATACTGACTTAGGGTATCCGCCAGTACTCTGTCAGTCCCCATCCGATCAAACTCAGACATAAGTATAGTACTGCCAACGAGACCAGCGTTTGCCCCATAAAGATCGCTAATAATTTTACTATATGTTTCCCTTGGGAACGGATACTGTCCGTATTTCTCAATTGCTTTCTCCCCAATATTGACGGTTACAATTTGTTCAGATTGCGTCGGCGAACCGAGCATCAAATAATCATAAAACTTCAATCTCGCGGATTCGACCATGTATGGGTTTGATAATTTTACTACTAACAACACCGCAAAAGTAATCAATGCCAACCAAGGCGAAAGAAGAGCTTTCTTAGTTTTTTGTATAAGAGTATCCATTACATGGTCCAGTCGTGCATGTTATTTCCATTTTCGCAGAGTCAGTGGCAGCCAAATTATTTTGTGTGACAGTTACACCAATTCCAGGACTATTTAGTAAAAGTTGAAATTGCTTTATAGAAGAACCCAATTGAGTAACCGATGCAGTGACTCCACCAAATGGTGCGCTAATATCTAAAAAGTGATTACCTGTTCCCTGTTGTAAGGTGCTGATATTATTAGAGTTTCCTAAAGCATTGATAAACAACGATTTTCCTCCAGCATCTTTTTGTTGTGCTGAGATTTGATTGCCAAGACCGTTGGTGACAATCTCAGCGTATTTGCCTGCATATTGTTGTGTCAATGATACAAGGTTGTTGTTACCAGTAACAGAAACTTCTGCCAAGTTTTTACCGATTGGTGTCGCTGCCGTGCCCTGATTGATAGTAATGCTGTTGCCGCTACCATTGATGGTCATTGCCTGTGCGCCGTTAACACCACGGATTTGGTTCTGCTTAGAAAACTGTTCAATATAAACTGAGTTGTTAGATCCAGATGCATTGATGTAGATAGAGTTTTGCGTAATCGCATTTGTTTGATTGATCTTCAATGATTGATTAGCACTGATAGATGCAAGAGGAAATGTTGGTTCTGGTGGCGCAGGAGGGGGAGGCGGAGGAGCAGAAGAACCAGCGTTTGGTTCGACGGGAGTAAACGTTGCTCCATTCAGCGAGGTTGTTCCTTGCATCTGATCGATAAACAGAATTGGTGACAATGCAGTATCACCGAGGTTGAACGAGGCAAAACCTAGCAGATAGTTTCCGTCAGTAGGAACTGTGAATACTGCGACTTGCCAACCAGTAGCACCATAAGATCCAACCGAATAGTTACCCGTGCCCTCATTTGTAAATCCAAGCAGCGCAAAGTTTTGAGTTTGCCCATTAATCGTTGGGGTTCCTGGACCACCAGTTAATGTGATCATCGATCCATCATTGTATGGAACATAATCAGTCGAAACATACTGCCAAGCATAACTATATGTTGTACCTGCTTGTAGAAATATTGTTCTACTAATAGATGTGGCATTCGTAGGATTCATATTACCATTTGCATAGATGGTATTTCTAATCGAAGTAATTGTTGAACCTGTCAATCCCAAAGTAGTCATAGCACCGTCAAATCCAGGAGAACCACCACCTGCTTGAAGTGAAATCATATATGAACCATATGGAGTAACAGTCCAGCACTTACCGTTACCTGGACAGTAGTTAGTCATACCAGTTGTAACTTGTGCACCAGAACCACTATCACTCCACGAAGTTCTTGCGGCAGTTGAACCGTTACTCACTGTCCAACCTGTGTAGTTACCACTCTCAAAACCGTAGTTCGTAACTTGTGCGAATGCTGGCATCGCAAAGAATAGTAGGAACAGAGCGATTAGTTTTTTCATCTCGCACCTGATTCTTGCATCACAGTGATGTTACCCTGTGGTCTACCAGTCCCCGATGTTGTCCACTTATCGTCCACAAAGTTGTAAACATCTATCAAACCATTTTGAACAGATACAACTTGTGCTTCGTTGCCCTTCTCTAACCAGATAGTAACTGCTTGTTGCCTATCTTCAGAAAGTCTGGTATACACCCATCCGACCTGAACATTCTTTTTGAATATCGGGGAAACATTAGTATAGAAAGTTTCTGCTGGAATGTTACCTTCGTTGAACTCAGCAAAAACGTCTAGTAGTTCTTGTGGTGTTGCTGGTCGACGCATTACCGCAGCGACTTGTTCAACGTTATCATTTGTGCCCCCATCTGGATCTTTGTTGTCGTCCGATGCCGCCCTAGAAGGATTGGTAAACTTCTTTAAACTATCTCTAGCAAGTTGAAGTAAACTTTGTCCATCATCTGTTTCCAGCGAAACAAGTTGAACGTTATTATCCAGCGCCTTCATCAAAGGATTAACGACTACTGGTGGAGCAGGAGGAGCAAAGTTGTTTTCTACAACTGTTGCTTGGAATGGTTGGTTTAACGTAACTACACCAGATGCGGTGATAACTTCAATCATGCCTGTTGGACATTCAGCAGTTTGTTTTGTGATGTCTAATTCGTTATAGCATTCGGGAACCAGCACGACCGTAGAACGACCTGCTTCATCAACCGACATAACGAAGTCTGTGCCACGAACTGCGATAGTAGCAGTTGGTGTGCGAATGTTTACGCCTCGTGGGTTTGTTTTCGCGACTTTGCCTGACGCATATCTAACTGTTCCAAGAGCAACTCGTAACCCGAGTTTGCCTTTTGATGACCCTCCACCATCATACACAAAGTCATCCACAAGAAGTCGCGAGTTTTCTGTGATATTAACTGTAGTCGAGTCATTGAATGTAATCCTAAATCTGCCTTGGGAGTTGGTGGAAATTGTGTCCATCTTTTCTACGCCAGCACCTTTAGATGCTACTGTAGTCTTGGCGCCACGCTTAATAGCACCACCTCCTCTGAAATCTGTTATCGACCCAATACCAGCAAAGGCAGGAGTCGATAACAGAAAAATCAGTAGAAGATTAGTGGCCAGTTTTGATATTAAACGTGCCATTTGATCCCACACTATTAATATTGATCACAGTTTCAGATGCGCCATACTGTTGTGTTGTTACAGTGTTTAGCGAACCTGTCAGGTTTACATATAGTGAGTGACCGAATGTTCCACCGAGATCGGTTTGTGTAACATCAAAGTCATTGTAGTTGCCCGTCACCAGAATTGTTTGTGTCGCATTTGGTGATAGTGCATCCATGTTTACTGTGTTATTGTTACCGTTGAAATCCATCGAGTTACGGATATTAGCACCCGACCCACGGAAAACAAACGAGTTGCTGTTACCAGTAAACTTGGCATTCATGTCAAGTTGATTACATGAGGAGTCATTAAGTTCTGTTCCGCAACGAATGTCTGCGGTATTCAGATTGCCGATTTGACGGATTGTTACATCGGCGATTCCTTGGGCACCTGTATCGGATACGACACCCATATAAAGTTGGTTTCCATTGCCTGTCTGTATTGCGATAACGCTCTGGTTATCACCACGTAGGTAAATAGGATCAAGAGTAGAACCGATAACGTTAGCAGTACCAGTTTGAACGATGTTAACATCTACGTTACCTCCTTCTTGATCGATATATACCTTGTTTGTTGTTGCAACAGTATTCGCTTCTGTTTCATTCGGCGAAGTTGTTACAATTGCTGGAGGAGTTGGTGCTGTTGGTAGCACAGTTTGTGCAATCGCAGATGTTCCATAACAAAGAGCAGCGCCAACTAATAAAAACTTACTTAGTTTCATTTGTCGTTTCCTTTTGTTTAAATCTCCATAGATTCTTTGTTTCACCATCCTTGATTAACTCAACAACAGCCGTTTCTATGGCAGAACGGATCGCATAACTACCTGCTTCATTACTTGTTTGTTGTCCATCAAATTCAAACGCTTTAGTCGCCATGTCGAAGAATGTAAAAGCAGTTATCCCCTCAGAAGTAGAAAGAACCGTTTTCTCTACAGTAACCGAATTAAGAACTTCGCCAGTTTGGACAGAAACGAGGCGAAGACTAACTGTAACTTGGTCTTGTGTATATTGTTGGTACGGACCAACTCCAAGAAAACGAGCGCCAGTACCACCCGTTTTGATATTCGAATTATAATCAATGATACCACCTTCTATAATGATACCCGCAACTTTCAATGGAGGAAGAGGTTCAGCCGCTTCTCCTGAAATCTGTTCGCGCATCTGACGAACAAGTTGACGTTCTTTGATCAGCGAGTCAATACCGACACGCTCCACAGGAATGAACCACTTGCCACCTCCTGTATCTTGTAAAGTCTTAATCAAGTATGCATCTGCACCTTGAGTTACCGCAGTTGAGAAACTTGCGAGAGTCGAAGATGGTTTACGTTGGCCAGTTCTATCGGTAAATGAATACAGTGCGATAGGAATCGGTTGACCATCTAACTCAGGAAGATTCTTAAACAGTTTCGGGTTGGCAAACCTTTTGACTTCTGCATCATCTCTAAACAGATATGATTGGTTGGCAGTAGGATGAAGTGCGCCAACACAACCAGAAAGAACGAGTAAAAGTGGAAGGAGAACTATTTTTTTCATAACGTCTCCTTAGAATGCGAATGTAGCAATAGGAACGACAACAACCGTAGTATTGCCATTCTTATCGACTACTGTTAGAGTAACTTCAGTTCCAGTCTTAACATAACTCACAGAATTACCATCGAGATTAAATGTTCCCGTGGTTGCTGTTCCGCCTTCTGCGAACAGATTGTTTGAAAGTTGTGTAGCAAGTTGGGCATAAACCTGAGAGGTAAACAACGCCATGAATTTAGCAAGAGGAGTATTTGCTGCCTCTGCTCTTATCAATGCTGCCTTCGCTGCCTCTGCATCTTTGATTGCCTGTTCACGCGAACGTTCTTGTGCGTCGATTGACTGCACATGCGAAGACCACCCATAACCAGTAAAGGAAGGTGATTTAAACTGTTGAACAATTGGATCGGCGTATGCTGGACTACTTAGACTTAATAGCGTCAGGAGCACCATCGCTCGTTTTAGCATTTTTCTCTTCCTTTATAGTTTTATTGTCAGAAGAAAAATTTAAATCAAAGGTAAATACTTTGAGGATCTCAATTTTTAGATTTAGTGTCATCACTGTGATCCTCTTTTATTTGTAAAACTACGCTCACCTTCTGGTTTAATCTGATTAGATCATTATCAAGCATACGAACACGATCAATCAACGCAATCAAAATTACATTCGTCTCGCCGATCAACGGCATCAATCTATCAGTAACAAATTTGTAAATAAACCAAACGAAATATCCCATACCAACTGCGGCAACTATAGGAAATCCGTACTGTTTAACTAATCCAGCGATTAATTGTGGATCCATCAGTCCCTCCGAGCATCGTTCTTCCCGTCTGCTCGTGCGATTCTATCTAGATCTGGTTTAAGACCTAAAGCGGAACTAACAACGGCATCAACGCGAATAATATCATGGTTCATGGTCTTCACTCGGTTATCTAACCCCATGATGATACCCTGCATCCCTTTGATCGCCTTTAAGACGCTCTCGAGGATATAGTTGATGACAAAATACACGAATACCCCAGCGAGCAACGCTGCTGCGATGGGGAATCCTACATCTCCTATTAAATTAAAAATTATATCGTATGACATACGATTATTTATAACAATCAACGAATTATATCAATCTTTCCGATTGATTCTTCGTTCCAAACCTCTAATTCGCGACGCAAACGACCTTCTGACCGCAAATTTTCGTAACGAGAAGTCGCTTTCTTCTTCCACCAGCGAATAATATTATCCAAATAGTGTTTATCAAAATTTTCAACGTTTTTTACGAGTGTTTTATCCTTTCCGAGGATGTAATCTCGCGAATTTTCGTATCCGTAAGTCGAAATATAGAACCGTTTTTGGGTTGTGACGTCTTTGTTCGCCTGAATTGCGCTTGAAAAGCGGTCAAGGACCGAAGAATTGTGATATTTAAGCGAATTTTTGATTACAGACATCATTTTGTTCTGCATTTTCAATTTATAAGACGCAATTCCTTCTCGTGAGAAGAGTGGTTGTCCATTATTTTTACTTGCAAACCATTCCATTGTCTCACCCCAAAATTCATCGGAAAATGAGAGAACAAAATTGCTAACTGTGTCGCCAGTATAGCGAATGAAGGGTTTTAGACCATCATACTGCGATGCTTGCTTAATATTACCATACAACGAGGTGGTTTCGAACAAACAAGTGTCCATATCATATTTCTTATTGAACATCTCCCGAAATTCGTGAGAAGCGCAAAGAAGTGCAAGCAGTTTACCACCCAAATAATTAAAACCGAATGGTTGAGCAGGAACGATAATAAAACCCATCACCGCATGTCTATTAAATGCCTTTAGGTCGGGAACCTGCCCGAACCATTCATTACGAGGTCGTGAATTGATAAGTGGACTAGCAACTCGGCAATAACCAACGTGCTTACCAGTATTCTTTTCCCTTACGATAAACTTTATTTCCTTCCCGAACGAATTCTCATTACAAAAGGAAGAAGTAATCTCCACCATTGTTGTGAATTCGCTCGGAGAAGGTTCATAGATCTCTAAATCCATGTCTTCAGGGTGCATATCAAAGTCAGAGAACAGATTGTTCTCTGGTTCACAACCTGGAAGAGTAAGAGGTAGAGATCTAATTCTTTCTAGTTTTTTCATACGCATGTGATCATCGATACGATTATAGTTTGACATATAATCAACAAATCGAGTTGCGATGTATTCTGCGTCTGATTGTTCTAGTATCATATTATGCGACGACTGTCTGCTTATTGCGCATTTGAAGAATTAACATTTGCTCTTCCATTGTCAGATTCAAATGATTAATTTCTTTACGTTCCATCGTTGCTTCGGTTCCACCATCCGCATGCGGTGTGATGTGCGACCATTCAGCATCATCATATTCCAGGATACCACCATCAGCGCTGAGGAATCCCTTCAATGCTAAATCGTTATACTTTTCATTGAGTGAAGCAGAACGTGCTGAGAAATTGACAATCCCTGCAAGGTCTCCCATTTCTTTAAGGTATTCTTGCGCGAGTTCTTTCTGGATATCTCCGCGACCAAATGCTTTTTTGGAAGACATAATGCCATCATCGCGATTAGCATACTTCTGATCCAGTTTCGCATTCGCTGCCCAAAGACGACGAGAGAATTCATCAAAGTCAATGATTCGTGCACCCTGACTCATCAGTTCGAAATACACTAATTGAAATACACCGAACGTGACCTTAGTAAACTTCTTGCTCTTGGCGAACTTCAAAGACTTCAGTGCTGCATCAAGAGTTGCCTTTACCTTGCTCTTGACAGTTTCACTCAAAGGTTGATCGTCATCAACAAGTTTACCAATTACAGGATAACCTGCGTCTACGTTGTTCATACCATTAAGACACTTGACCAACACAACACCAACTAGTTCGTCCCACTCACGGCGAGCATTAACATGTTGTGAAGAAAAATTTACAGGAACTCGCACATCCGTAGTGCCTTGTTTGATTCTCCACTGGAACAAATCGTGCACAGCGTTTTTATATTCTGGATACATCTGTGTCAATGACCGAATAAACTTGGCAACTTGAGAATCTTCATTTGCCATAATCATTTCGATTTCATTTACTACGGTTACGGTATTTACCGTGCGAAAAATCTGTGTTGCTTCAGCAGCAGTGCATTCATAAAGAACAACATGTTCTTCATGATTCAGGAATTCATCTGAATTAATTTCAGCAATAGTACCATACTTTGAAACCAAAGTATTTTCCTCGAACCTACGCATCGCACGTGTTCGGTTGCCGCCATCGATCACAAGATAATCTTGTCCAGGATATGTCGCTTGTGCGTGGGGATCGTTTCGGATATCGCGCAGAATAATTGAACCTGTAAAGAAACCATCAAGCATTGAATTGATTATTTCTACTGGTTTCTTCTTTGAGGGGATAGGGGGACGTTGACCGATTGGATTAGGATTAAGTTTTCCATGCCGCATCATTTGAATGATATCGCGTCGGGTCATCTTTACTTGTGTATTCTTCATGTTATTTCTCCGTTCAGGATTAATTTAAGAGTGTCGTAGTTCTCAACTACAATTACTCTTATACTATAATTTGACGGAAAAGTAAATAGATTTTTTAATTATCTAGAAATTTTTTCACTGAAATGAGAGATTGATTAATAACCTGATGCATGTCTAGATATTGATACGTACCACAACGCCCAATGAATGATACTTTAGAATTTTCCTTTGTTAAATACTTCTCATAGATACTCGCATTGATACCCTCGATATCCTTGACTGGATAATAACGTTCCATGTTGTTATCTTTATAATCACAAGGATACTCATAAGTCAAGGTTGTTGCAAGATGATTGTCACCATGGTTAGGAAAGTTTTTCCACTCAGTTACTCGCGTCGGTCCATCATATGTCGTAAAGTTTGTAGTTGCTGCTTTATACATCTGTCGCTCTGGCAGTGTAATGGTTTCAAACTTGATACTGCGATACGGTAATTCACCAAATTCATAATCATAATACTGATCGATAGGCATACTATTGAAGACATGATCATATTCATTCTCCATCGACTTATCAAATAAGCAAACAAGTTTCACATTAATGTTTTCATGGTCAAAAATACGATCGAATAATGCAGTATATCCATCTACTGGCATTTTCTGAAAATCATCATTTGGGAAATACAACTCATTATCGTCGTCGCGAATGGGAACACGTTCGAGAATCTTGGGATTGAGTTCTTCGATTTCCTTTTCCCACATCTTCTTTGTGTATGGTCGAAAGAATACGTCAATAATATTTTCTTTGCCGATACGCGCAACTGTATCTCGGTTCGGAGGAAGAATATAGAAGTTACTATCAGTGTGTTTAGCAAGAACTTTATGCTGATGCTCTACCCAATCGGTAAATTTACTTAACCAATCAACTACTGTCATGTTCGAAGTATGAAAAATATGTGGTCCATACTCATGGACTCGGATGCCATATTCATTCACATAATCGTATGCATTACCTGCTATGTGATCGCGAGAGTCAATGACATCAACTGTATGGCCTGCCTCGGCAAGTTCGCGAGCGTATACTCCACCCGCGAACCCTGCGCCAACTACTAAAAACTTCATGCCAAGTATTCCTCAATTTGGCGACGTGTTATACTCTTGTCCATTGGTTGCGAGGTATAATACGCTTCCTTCTGATCGGCAGCAAGACGTTCAAGATGCTCTTCAGTCATACCTTCAAGTTTTGCACAAGTCAGACCAACATAAGGTTCGCCGAATACTGCTCCCTCTTTATCTTCACAGATAAGAATAGATCCAATATCAGCGACCTGCTGCGGTCGTGCTCGCCACCAACCAGATCCAGCATGCCAGTATCCCGCCATCAGAATGCCCCATTGTACGTTGAATACAGTAACCATTTCTTCTTCAGTAAGACGAGTCTGTTTCTTACTCTTAGAACCATACTGCATAATCTGCCACGTAGCATCCTTAGTTACCTTGTTAAACCAATTTTCAGTTTCACTTTGGATAAGACCAGCAAAATTGAAAATGCGCTGCTTCGGTTCGGGGAACAAAACATTTGGGTGACGATGAAGAGTATATGCGGGAGCAAACCAAGAATGCACCTTATCTTCCTTCCAATTTGGAAAGAGCATCTTATAGTCACCACCAAGATGCGCAGGTAACGTAATTGGTCTATCACCAGCAGCAATGATAGAGAAGGCATCCTTAAACGCAGACTTCCATTCAGGACGAAGTTCTTTTTCTGCTACCACGTTGTTAATGTAATAATCATTGGTTACTGAATCTACAATCTTATCAATATCTCGTCCCCACGTATTAATGTTCTTGGGAGACTGCCAATCTTCAATCGCCAGATATGCATCAGGTCTTTGACTGATTGCCCATAGCGCACCATACATGTAACTATTGAATGGAGAGATATGCATAATAAACACAACAACTTTATCATACCCAGATAAATCTTCACCTGCTGTTACAGGACGCTGATCAACCTGCCACCCCATATCCCGTAGACATTCTACGAAACTGTAGTGTGCAGTGCAAAGATTAATTTGAGATTTCTGATGAAAGTTTTCCGTACACGCTGCTCGCGTGAATCCTGTAACTAGTATTTTCTTCATATTATATTACCACCTGTTTTTACCACGTTCCAGTGTATATTGATCTAAGCACATATCGTGAATTGTTCTTTTGAGAGTAAGACGTTCAGAAGGAACCTGAACCTTACATGCGACCGCATCTCCTGGACGACGATCGGCAATATCGTATTCAATCTTGGTTGATGTTGCTTCCTCGAAAGATTTGATTACTTCAAGGACTGTCCAACCTTGGCAAGAACCAAGTTCTTCGTATTCAGTATTTAGTGGACCTTGCTCGGCAGCAGTAACAATTGCTTCGGCAAGATCAACGACGTGAATGTAATCACGAATACACGTCCCGTCTCTCGTATCATAGTCATTACCGTACACTTGTAGTTGTTTACGCTTCGCAGTTGCCACTTCGGCAATAACTCGAATCAAATGTGTAGCAGAACCAAGTTGTCGATGAATACCATCAGATCCTGAGACATTAAAGAAACGGAAGATTGTCCACCCCATCTTTTCCTGCGCACGAATGACTTGTTCGGCAGCAGTCTTGGAAACTGCATACGGAGAAGCATTCTCAAAAGAAGAACTAGATCCAGCAAAGATTATATGTTTAGCGTCAATAAAGTCAAGAATGTTTTTAGTCCCAGTGACATTGACATTGAAATACTCATATGGAATCTTCATAGACCTTTCAACAGTAGACAGACCTGCGAGATGGACTACTGCCTCGTACTTGTCGGTAACTTGGGCAGTAAGCGATGTAGTATCTAAAACATCAATTTCAAAGAACTTGTCACACACATCCATAATATCTGCATTAAGTTCGTCATGAACATTATGTGCATCTAGACCGTGAACGACATATCCACGGTCTTTCAAAATACGAACAACGTGCGACCCAATATATCCTGTTGCTCCAGTAACTAGAACCTTCATCCGAACAATTCTTCCAGCGATGAACTTTCTGTGCATGCTTTCGGATGATATTTAGAAACTGTTTCTCGACCGAGTTTAGTTTCTAGATAGTCATACCATTCTTTCTCGTCCCACATTCCTGGAGATACACCATTCCAGAGTGGACGATAGTAATGATGTTCTTTGTTCATTCTGCGGTCAATAACATATTTCTCACGAGTTGTTTCATATTCATATGAACCCAGATCTAGCATGTTCTCACGAAGATAACAAACCAAAGAAATACGTTCAGCATCTGGACGAGTCAGTTTAATCTCAGTGTTACCATGGATAATCTCGTGATTGCTTACGAGCAACAGATCACCTGGACGAACATTCACTGCGATACGATACTCAGGGAATATTAGATAACCGCCAGTATAGTCACCACTACCAACGACCAAAAGATTGCTGATACCATCAGCAAAATCACCAGCGTCGCGATGCGCTGCTGTTCGGAAAGATTTGTTGACAGTGATGGTGGTGAATACGGTGTCGGGAACCACGAACTTAGAGTCGATTTTTTCTGCTGCCTCCTTTTGGTTCTTCCAACGCGAGGGAAGTAGTTCTTTGAAACCACGGTCCAGAGACTGTAGAAAAGGAAAGGACAACTTAAACTTATCAAAGTTATCGCGAGTATAGGTAGTAGCACGACCAAAAGGAATCCTAGGATAACGGTCATACCATCCAGCAACACCTGAGAAAACCGACTTCGCATAGTTCGTAGTCGAGATCCAGTTCTCTGCAATAGTTCTTGCTGCATCTACGATTTCTTCCTCTGACTTACCGTCTAGACTATCGACCCACTTGTCGAACCATCCGAAGTATTCGGGATATTTCTTACAGACCTGACTGCGTAACCAGACAGCACCTCGTGTTTCCTCGGCACTTGATCGTGGTGCACCTGCATGCTTAGCACGAATTACTTCAATGCTAAGTTCGTCAATCAGTCTACCCCTGTCCGTCATCAGGAAATCTAGAATTTCAAGTTCGTAGTCAGTTACCCAGTCACGACCACCGCGACCCTCTACACCAAGCATCTCGCCACGAGGACCTGCTGCCTGTCCACGATTCTGCGATTCTGTTGCTGCTTCGCGCAACCCCACATATGCTGACTCTTGTTCTTCCAATGAGAAGAAGTTCTTACGAAACTTAAACGCAATCCTACGTTCATTTAACTCTGTGTCTAACAGAGAATCAGACTCTTTATAGCAGTCTGTATCTTCATTGATCACAACGTCGAAATGACTCTCGTCTAGATACTGACCGAGCAGATGCTCGCAATCTAGTTTTGACTCCGCGACAATAATCTTTACCATAATATCTCCAAAGTTTTTCTTACCTTATATTTAAACAACTTTATATACTACCATTATACTATAATATGAATGATTTGTCAAGTGTTTTTTGCTGCTCATCACTTGTGATGATTATCTATTCTAAGGTGCATAGTGATACTCCAAATACGCCCGTAGTTGTTCCATGCTGACTTTGGTATCCACCATAAAGTCTTCTTTATTCAGGTATACAAATGTGATAACTTTATCGATAGAGGTTTTACCATTTTCTATATCGTATCGATCTTGTTTGTTCCATATAACTATAAACTGTTTTCCGGTGTTGGCAACAACGAAATCATGGTCACCGAGTTGTTCTAGCATCGTCTGTTTAAATTCACCCGTATATAATGGGTGTTCTTCTTTTCTACCACTATAATAAAAACGATCTTCTTCAACTAATAGAGTATCTGGTACTGGTCTTGGTTCGGACCAAAGATCAGAATAAACCATATTACCTACTATTTTATAGAAATCGTCTACTAGTTTACCTATATATCCTGGTTCGTATACTGAATCGTGTGTAATCTTATTTACCAGCAGTGGAATACCAGTATCTATAGAACCATAATGTGATATGAAATCTATTGGATATTCTTTAGCCATATTGTATATTTCAGGACCTGCTGGAAATCCAGACATATTGATTGTAATTCTATGCTCAGGCAATCTATTTGCTTCTGTCATGCCCCATTGAATCGCGGATAACATAAAACTATTAGCACATATTATATTATCTACTTTTCTATCAGTCAGGCAAGTTTCGACAAATTGTATTGGATACCAAATTTTCTTTTGAATATACTGTGGTGTAAAAGCAATACCACCAACATAGTGTGTATCGCATGTCATTAGAGTTGGAAACAGATAAGTCAACATAGCAGAGACATGGTGCATGTTTACTGTTTGTTGCACCACGCTTTCTTTCGTATAACCAAAGACAGATATATTTCTCTGAGAAATCTTGTATACTTCATCATGAGTGAATAAGATGGGTTTAGATGTACCTGTGGTACCGCTAGTCGACGCAAATATAAGTGGATCATTAGATGACACAGATATACTTACATCTGTGTCATCTGTTATCTGGTCAATCTCATCCTCATAACAAATCTGCTTGCTATATCGCTCGAACATTTCAATATGCAAATTATCCGTCTCTATTCTCTGGGATATAGTTATATCAACTGGCCCATGGATTCCCATTTTTGTTGCATGTATTGTTTCTTTTGCGAGGGGTTTGGTGATGATAAAAATTTTCAGACTCAGTTCGGCGGCTGCAAATAAACATGCCACATGGTTCAGTGATACATCAAAAATACCAAGAGCCATTACATCACCACGACTAATTTGCTTGCTTATAAGCAACCGTTTCCAACGGTTGATGAGACGAAATAGATCATCTCTATTCGCTCCATCGTAGTTTATATCAGGATTAATTATATGTCGATTAATCACGGGTATTATGCTGCCTCTGATGCCAACCACTTTTGATAGAGACCTACCTCACGACCGAATGCCTCAATTTCCCAAGGGGAATCGAAGTAATGGTCTTCCTTGCCATTGGGTTTCCAAACCTTACCCATCCAGCGACTGGTCATTTTCATCTTGCCACGAGCGGCAATCATCACACCACCCTGCAACTCGTTCTTCGCGTGCTGCTTGACGTGGACCATCTCGTGACCAAGGGTCTTGATCATCTCTTCCATGCTCTGACGTTTTAGACCGATGGTGAAATATCGTGGATTCTTGGTGCCATCTTCATCGACGCACTCACCCTCGACATCCAGACCCTTCCAGACTTCAAGGTCGATTTCTAGATTGCGAACCATACGAGGATCCATCAACTGACGAGCGAAGAACCGTGCTGCTCGATCGAGTTCCTCCATCTGCTTCCGCTTACCCGCCATTCCCGTGATCACAATTTTCATATTCACATCCTTCATCATTATAGATCACTATACCCTATAATGCAGCAAAAGTCAAGCCCTCATTTCACTTTTTTTAAAATACTTCATCTAAGAATTTCGTGGTAACTGCTTTGTGCCAATCTTTACCTGGATGCATTAGATCTCGACCCACTGTTCCTGTCCATCCTTGATCAGTCATAAGAGTTGTTAACTCTAAGTTATCCAGAGGTTGCTCTATAAGTTGGGTACCGACACTGTCACAGATAGACTTTACACCCAAGGAACACTTCAATAGGTTCATGTCGGTATTAGCAGGGTGTGACAACCAAGCATTATAAAACGGTTCAACTTTTTCCTTAATATTATGTTCTTCAAGATGCTCCAAGGAGTTCGGCAGTAATTGAATAATTCCACGGTCTATCAATATCTCCATCCGCCCACTGTAGGGAGTCAGCATCATTACATATTTTGGACGAAGTCTGGGGATCCAGTGGTGCGCCAAACGGAAACACATATCGGGTCCACCGCCTCCTACACCAAGGTTATATCGACGAAGTCCAAGGCTGCTCGCTATCTGATATGCCCACGTGCTTTCAAGGTCCAACCCAATCCCGACAGTAAAGGAGCAACCAAGGAACAGCACGGAGTCATTTACGCCATTAGTAAACTCCTCGGAGCGAAACCCATCCTTGTTAAAGGTATACGTAATATTATCTCGTGTCCATCCGTGCTTCTCTAACAATGCTCGCTGCTTGGGATCTGCCATGTTCTCGTTAAAACGCTTCTCGGTGTCACTGGGACACCAATTTACTGTCTTACCAGAAAAATGATTTACACTATACCAACTCTGCCCATAACTCATGATTTTAGATTTTCTTTCCCAAAGGATAATCAGGTTCCAAACTCATGTCATTAAATCTTCCTTTTGTTATTTCTTTCCATTCTTCAGGTGTCACTCTTTCTTGGGAAATCATATATTTCTCGTAGAGTTTAACCTCATGCTGCAACTCTTCCAAAGAATATTCATCATTCTTCACATACACATCCTCTGCCGTGACTTTCTCCTCAACTTTAGCATTTACGCGATAAGACTGAAGTTTGTCATTTCTCCTGGGAATATACTGATCAAGATCGTAGAAATCTATAACACGAAAATTGACTCCCACCAAATCATTATTCATATATGGTAGAGAGTGTTCACACAGCGATCTGAGTGCATCCTTTAGATAATGTCGCTGTAAATTTTGAACGTGGAAAAATGTCCTTGGTTCACCATCATTCTCAGTTTCGTAAAGGTATTGAGATGTATCCTGGATAAATTTACCTATAGCAAGGAAAGTCGCAGACTTCACACGGTCCAGTGGATTCCGAAGAACCACGATAGGATTATGATGCTCTCTCCAGTCTGGTAAACCAACAGTTTCATCATTTACATATGGTGATAGACCATGGTAATAATACATGTTGGTATGACCACAACGAGTTACTGCCATGATAGCGTATTTATCATTACGTCGAATAAACATGTTGAACCTTTTTGACTCCTATTTTTGGCCGCAAAAAAATTTAGCGACGCATTATATAGGTGCGTGTGGCGGTGTGCAGTGAAGAAAGTTAAGACGAAGTGAAAGCAAGTCGACGCTTAACCCCTTGGCCCCATAGGGTACCTCGTCCAACTTTCCATAGCTCACTTTCACCTCACAGCAACTCAGACACCACGAGGGACGCGAAGGAGACGCATCACATCCTTATCCATATAGTCACCCATCGCGGTCCACTGACGGAATGCAACGCACTCGGTTGCTCGAGCAGCGCAACGGTCAATGTTGACACAACCCTCACAGGGGACATCACGTGTGTTCTCAGGAGTATTCAACGGGAGCAGTGCGTTGGTCGACCGACCCTTGATATAGTCCTGTTCACATCCAACAGAGAAATATTCGGTATTCATAATATATTTTCCTTTAATCTAAACGCGAGCCATGATATGCCTTAACACCCAACTTCTCAGTGAGCAGACGGGCAGCAGCGATGGCACCTTCTTCAAGAGTGTCCACATTCTGACAACGCATGCCGCTGGGGTTCCACATCTGAAGACCACCAGTGTAGGACTTACTGAACCCAGCAGCGATCAGTGCCCGACCCAACTTGGTTGAACCCTTCTCATACACCGTCACCCATGCGAACCCACATGCATACTGGTCTACACCACCGAGACGCTCCTGAAAGAACTTCTCCGCTGCCTCACGAGCAACAACACGCGACTCAGCAACCACACTCTGAACATCAACCATATCAAGTTCCTTCTTCATCATCATAGTTCCACTATACCCTATTTTCGGTATAATGTCAAGCCCCTAAATCATCAAGGATGATATTAATTATACCCTCGAAATCATCATCAGGGTGGAGACCAGTGTCAATGGAGACGTCTTGGTAGAGGTCAGCGGCATATTGCTGGAGTTCTTCACCATGGTTTCCAGAGATACACTCATAGATGTAGTCGAAGGCATCAGGTGCGGTGGCAAGGCCATCAAGGATTCGTTGTTCATTCATATTACATGCTCCAGTAGAGTTCGGAGGAGGGATCACACGAGCGAGGCGTATGGACGGGGATCTGGATTTCCTTGCCAGACATCAGCGACGTAACGGTCTTCATGGTGGTTTGACCCAGATAGAACGCTTCGGCAGCAGCATCACGCTTCAGGCGATGGGCATTGACCAATTCGCTGCCATTCTTCATCACGAGGTAGACGCCATTCATTTTTTCAACGGTAAACATAATCAAGTTCCTTTTCATATTATATTTCATTCTACCCTATTTCTACCATAAAGTCAAGCCCCTAAATTCGCTTTTCATGAATTAATTTAATATTATTTTTCATAGACGACATAGTCATTATACCCGAGTTGTGGCATGTTGTCAAGCCTTTTCTCGTTCTTTTCCAAATAAAAATGTCCCTCCGACATCGCTGCCAGAGGGACTAGTTTACATAGAGAGATAAAGGAAGGAAAACTCCCTATGCAGTAACACCGAATTCTTCATCAACCAGCGCCTGACGCCGAGCATCAGCACGCTTGTTGTACTCACGAACCTCGATTCGCTGGTTAGTATAATCAACTGCACCGACCAGTTCGTCGATCCCGTCCTTGGCAACTGCTGCCAGCACTGTCTCGAGGTATCCCGCGACATAGGAGTAGTTGTTCTCTGAGAGGTCCAGCAGGTTCTCTGCCAACTGACGAGCGAGTTCTGATGC